ATCATTAAATTCAAAAACTTCTGTAGCAAATTCTAATTCTGTTGAGTCAAATAAATTTAAATAAACTATTTCTTCTATAGAGGTAATTTGTTGTTCAATAATTGTATTAATAACATTATAAAATACATTAACAGTCACATCATCAAATAGTGGACCAACAGCTAGATTGATATCCCTACCACCTATTTCTATTGTTAAACTTTTTAAAACGCCACTGAAATTGAAATCTCCATTATATGATTGATAGCCTGATGATACTCCAGATTCAGACAAGATATCAGTACCTGAAAAGACACTAACCCCTCCGTTAGTTCCTGTAATGTGCATGTAGATTCTATCTTGAGCATCTTGTTTGTCAACCTCTATTGTGTATTTTACTTTTCCACCGTTGTCTATTTGTAAATCAGATATGTCAATTGTATTGGTAAATGTTGTACCCATACCTGAAACACCCATAGTAGATGTTGAATTACCACTACCTGTAATCATGGCACATTTATCCGTGCCTAATTGACCACAACTATTACCATTAGGCATACTTGCAGGTCCTTGACCACCCCAATCGTAATCCATATCTCCTTCTTTAGTTGTAGTGACATAGTCATTATCACCATCAAGAATATTTCCAGAGTCTTCGTTTGTTACTGTTGTGGTTGTAGTCGTTACAGTAGTTGTGGTTGTTGTAACAATTTCTGTACCTTTATCTTCTTCTGTTTTCTCTATAGTAACTTCTTCTTCTATCGTGATACCGGGGGTGCATAATCCCTCAATATCAGGTAAACAGGTATCTGCTTTAGAGTATGAGAAGCATAGTAAGAGCCATAAGACCAAAATCTTTAAGACCATTGATATCTCCTTTTGGTTGTTCTTTTACTTTAGCTTTTACGTAGTCAATCTTGTATTTACTTCCATCAGGAATATCCGAAGGATTATTTTCCCATCCTTCTTGTGCCTCTACACCAATAGAACCTTTATAAGGACACGGTGTACCTGCATCTGTCATTGCATCATAGACACGATAATCTTGACAGAGTATAGAAACAGCCGCAACTTTCATACCATATTGATACATGGAGCGACTTAGCTTTAGCTTTTGACATAGTTGGTCGTCTATTAGAACGCCTGTAGCTACACCTAAAACATTATTCTGCACACTTCCGCCAACACCAACTTTGCATATGTCACTATTAGAATTGATTATAGAAGGTGCATTTGCAGTAGGTGGTGTTGAGTTTGTCACCACCGTACTAGATACAGTGTTAGTCTCTGCTTTTGAATCAGTAACTATTGCTACTGTTGTAAACAAGGCTAATATTATTAGCAATTGTTTCATTAGCAGTTACCTCCACATTCACCATTACAATATTCACACATGTTGTTGTCCTCCTATCTTGCCGTTACTGGCACTCCTTCACTACTTACAAATGGATGTTCTGCAAATGCCATGTAGAGGTATGGGGAATTATGATTTATATCTCCATTATTACCTCTTGGTTTAAAACCATTTGATAATAAATCAGCACCTCTGGTTGATTCTTCACTTTCAGCATTATTTAAATTTGCTCCTAACCAATCATCAGCAACATTAAAAGAACTTCTTGTAGCATCCAACATACCCCAATTATATGCACCATCAATCTTTTTAGTTATAATAAAAGCAGGTTTAAAGCCTGTATAAACAAATACTCCATCTGCATTGTTATTACCTGTATAAGAACCAAATTTAGAGTAGCCTTTTATTTCTGCAAAACAATAGGCGACATAATTAATAGTATTCTGATTTCTTTGTGATGAATTTGTTAATTCAAAAACAGAAGATGTTGGTGATGCATTTAAACCATAACCTGTAGTCTGAGCATGAGTATCATTCAAAGTCACTGCATAAGTATGGTCTGTTAATGCACTATGATATGTTCGCCAATGACTAGGTGAATCATCTCTTGCTTTTGTAATAACCATAGATGGAACTTTTCCCAATCCATGACCTACTGTAGCACCATTTGTTGCATTACCTGTATAAAGCACAATACTAAATCCTGCTGTAGTGTTGGCTTGAACTGTTGAGGTAATACTTCCTGATGTGTTAGATGATGTAGTACCACCATTGGCTTTCCAATTCCATGCTACATGAGCATCTCCATTATTATTTAAACCTGTATTGCTTCCTAATGTAAAACCATCACTATCAAAAGAATCTAAACAATTACTCTCTGTATTTTCTGCAGCACTTGAGTTTGATATTAGTCTTTGATTAGTGCCACGAGTAGTATCAAATAAATGATGATTATCTGTTCCTGTTCTATCTTTACCCCATACCAAATCAGGTTTAAATCCTACACCTGTGATAGCATTAGTTCCACCATTACCAGTCCATAAAACAGTATTAAAATATTGACTACCATCATCAATCGTAGGGGATAATTCAGTTGCTAGGTTTTGAGTACATAGTGCTAGAAATCCAGAAGGTGGTGCGTAGTAGAAATCACCGAAACCATTACCATCTGAATTATTTTGTCTTGTTTCATTTCCTGCAAAAGAACTGTCTTGTCCAAAGTTTCCAATTGCTGTTTGATTTACACCTGCAGATTGAGCATGAGAAAAAGTAATAGTATCACCGATAGAATACACAGATGAAATATCAATACTTCCTTGAGAAGAATTATTTTTATAGTAGGTGACAGTTTGATTATCTATATCTAATGCAACACCTAAAATATCACCACCTGTAAATGTTGCACCATACGAACTTGAAGTATTATTGATATTCTTTTTTCCATTTGATTCATAATAAACTGATTTTGTATATAAGGAAGTTTGAGCATTTTGTATTTCAGTTATCCCTGCATGTCTTGGAGTGTAAACCGCATTAACTGATGATGGTCTAATTTCCCAATACCATTTACCAGAAGTCAATCCAAACGTTCCAATAGTACCACCTAATGAGCCTGTATCTGCTTTTAGATTGCCCTCGTACAATACTTCATTGTCGTATTTAAATAATGGATTAAAAGTTGCCCAGTTATTAGTAGGACTATCTAACATTACATCTGTAGCTGCAAGATTAGTTACTGCAAAATGATTATCATTACCTGATGTATCTGCACCTATACCACTAGCATTTTGACTTGTTCCTGTTTGTTTAAACTGTAAAAAGAAACCATTAGTTCCATAGCTTCCTGTATATTCTTTTGGAATCCAAACATTGTTATCATCAAACTCTCCAAAGTCTGTAGGGGATTTAGCAGTTCCATCTATAAAATTTACTTCTGTCATGTATCCATCTAAAAATTCACCTGTAGCACTTGTTAGATATCTAGCTCCAATAGTATGTATTACATTGTTATTAATTGCAGGTTCAAAATTTTGGTCAGGGTGTGAGCCTCCTTGAGAAGTAGCGGCTTGTTCCCCATTGATATACATTTTAACCCTATTAGCTTCTGTAGCTTGAGTTGTATCAAATACAACCATGAGGTGATACCAAGCTGAAACATCACGAAGAAGTGCAGTTGTTGTTTCTATGGCAGCGGCATAACCTGTCACCCTAAATGTATCATTTGAGTCTAAATCAATACTAGTATAACCACCTTCATTATTACCACCATATGCCATGAATAATTTTTGTGTTGTACTAATATTGCCTCTTTTAATCCAAGCACTCCAAGTCCAAGTTTTTCTATTACCTGCACTACTAGGTGTTCTTGTTAAATAAGCACTATCATCATCATTAAATCTTAAAGAGTTACTTACTTCGTAACCACCACTTACTGAATTAGCACCTAAGATACTAACCATACTATACTACCTCTTTTGGAAACTCGCCTAGTGGTCTTGTAACTGAACCATCTTCTTGTTCTGTGTATGTCAGTAAAGTTATCAATGCATCTACATCTGAACAGTTATCTATAGATGTTTCCATAGCATTGACTTTTGTTCTGACTGCTGCTCTGTATGTTGTAATATTACTAGGTACAGAATAAGCTACCAACATCTGCAGCTTTGATTACATACCAATCTGTTTTAGCTAATAGTCCTGCAGCTTGTGCATTAAATTGATTTTTGTATTGTGTTTTAAGACCATAGTTAATTACTTGATTACCATCAGCATCTTTTACTTTATCACCATTCTCATCAACTGCATCTTCATCGTTAAGTCTTTTAGCAGTTGCTGTTCCATAACTACCTGTTACTTTACCACTACCAAATGCATAAGTAATATTTGTATTAACATAAAACTCTTCATCTTTTCTATTAGTGCTATCTATTTCTACAGTATAGATACCGATAGCATTTCTTTCTGCTTCGGTCCATAAACTATAGATAGTTTTAGGATATTGATTATCTCCTATTGTAATTCCTTTGTTTCCTTTAGGGAATTGTGTGATTTTTCCTGATTCTACTAATGCAAACATATTTACTCCTATGATAATGTTAGGTTAAGATTTCTACCTACCTCTAAAAACTTTGAACCATTGTATCTAAATACAAATAAATCACCTTTACTTGCTGTTGTAGTTAGTGTCGGTGCGGTGTCTGCCTGTAAACTCATATGCAGCATTGAATGTAACTGTTCTTGAAGCCTGTGCCATCTTGAATAATTAATAAAGATACAAACTGTCCTGTTTGTGCATTGGTTGCTGCACCTAATGTTCTATTAGCAGCCTAGTGTTACTTTAGCTACAGATGATGTAGATACATCCCATGCTATTGTAGATGCGTCTGTTAGTGTAGCCTTCTGGAAAAAATGCTGCTCTAGTAAATGATGAATATCCTCCATCATTAAAGTTTACTAATTCATTTCCATCAAACTGTTTTATAATTATGTCTTTAGCATCTGTCATAGGTTGTACTACAGTATCTCCACTAGAAGTAGCAATCTTAATGTGGTCAGCACCATTTAATTTAATATCTATTTGGTCATCTGTATCTGCTGTAATACTTGTATCACCATCTACATCTAATATAAACTCTGCACCATTGATATCTGTATTCATTGGTCCACCCACTGCACCAGATATTTCTACAATAAAGATTGCTGCTCCACTGGCAGGGGCTGTCGTAAATGTAATCTGTGTACCGCCTGTAGCTAGTGTATAGTCTGTTCCCTGCTTTTTGTATAACACCATCATGAGATACTAATAACTGTGCAGGAGAACCTACCTGTGTTCCTAAACTAAATGTTGTGTTAGAACCATTGTAAGTATTACCACTGGTGTCTAAGACAGTGAATGTTCCGTTTTTAATTGATTGTCCTATGTATGCCATATTATTTTCCTGTTAATGCCTTAATCTCATCATCACTTAGACCAAGATTTTTTAATTTAGTTTTACCTGAAGTTGCGTCTGTAGTTTGTTTTGTTTTTGCATCATCAAATGTTTTTTGTAATGCTGCTAAACCATCAATACATTCTTGTTCTGTTGGTTTAGTTTTGGTGTCATCAAGGATTACTAAGTTTGCATAAATTTTATTTTCATTATTACCAAATCCAAACCATTGACCACTATGTAATCTCGCTAAATAATCTTCTATATGGTCTGGTCTATTATTAATATCCATATTATGTATCTCCTAATCTTATAAACATCATACTTGTTTGATTGTTGGTTGAGGCACCTCTAACTAAATTAACATTATCATTTATATCAAATCTCACTTTGACATTTGAAGTGTTAGTCACATCTACTAGTGTTTGACACACCATGTTATTATTAACATTATTTACAGCTAGATTTGAAAATGCTCTTGCTCTAGTTATATAACTAGCATTGTCAGTAGCTATCAGAATTTCAGAACCTACATTTCCATCTGTTCCACCATCAGTTTCAACAACATTAACTATAAGTGTTACAAGATATATTCCAGTAGAAGGAAAAGCAAAAACACCTGAACTAACTGTCATACCTGTACCTAAAGTTCCTTGACCTGCACTTGATATTCTGGCTAAATTTGAAGATATTGGATTAGCATTTCCTGTAAAATCAGCAGTCAATATAAATTGGTCTGCCATTGTAATACCCGGAGTTCCTGTAACAGTGCCAGTGAAGGCAAAGTTATCACTTAAATCTATACCTGTTGAATCTACTTTTGTCTTACTCATCTATCCCTCCTATCCTTTTGGGTATTTATCCTTAATTGGTTTTATCATTTCTTCTTTCCATTTATCAACGCCATCATGGTATATTTTATCAAGTTGGTCAACAACGCTAGGGTACTCGGCAGCTCTTTTATATTGATATTCATTTGGGTCAGTCCATGCTTCAACATTTGTCCAGTTTATATTTACTTCATTGCCATCAATATCTTTTGCTATAATATTTTCTTTAGTTTCTCCACTAATATAAATAACTGTATTATGTATTGCTCTAATTGCTTTGTGTAAATCTGCCATTATGCTAGTACCTCCATTAGTGTAATTGCAGAAGCAGTCCTTTGATTTTCTACACTATCATGGTTACCACCATTTCTATTAATATAAGCGGTTTGACTACTAGTTCCTCTAATTGCAAATTGATAAGTTACTGTTACTGCGGATGTAGTACTTGGTGTTAATAAAAAATTAAAACTGGAATTAAAAATTGAGCTATCTGTCATTCCATCCATCCTACCTGATGATGTTTCTATTCTGTTACCTGCTGTAGCACCAACAAAAACTGCTGTTGTTGAGCCACCACTTATTGCTTGAGTAAATCTTCCTATGTGCAAACCATTACCACCATCTGATACACCTTGATTAACAGTAGCCATAACCATAATTTTACTAGAAGTTGCTGTTGGAGTTATACTTGCTGTAACAGAACTGTCTGTAAAGCTATCACTACTAGCTTTTGCGGTAGTACTTTCTGTTCCTGTAAATGTAGTTGATACTACCTGCCCTACCTTACCACCACCTGCACCACTAACTGTACCTGAAAAGGCAAAGTTGTCTGCTAAATTTATTGATTCTGATTGTATTTTACTAAGTGACATTATTTACTCCTATTATAATATTTTTATTTTACTAAATCCCATTGTTGGTCTGTTTCATTCCACTGATAAATTTTACCATCATTAGGGTAAGCAACAGGTGCTTTCCAAAGACAAGTATCCTCATCTAATGCCCAACTGTTAAAAGGTTTGGGTGGAATAAAAGCATCTCTTGTTTGGTCATATGTATAACCAATACCTGCAAAGTTTTTTCTTATATTACCATTATAAGAAGTCTGTTTCCAAACATCATTTGTTTTATATAGATTGTTTAAAAAATCTACTCCAGTTTGCTCGTCTGTAGCAATATCATTTGATACCACTTCCACTTTTTCAATAATGTTTCCAACTCCTAATTTTGCAAAATGTGCCATTACGCTGTGTAACTCCCTGAACCAGTGTATGTTAATATTGTATCTGAACCACTTGTGGTAACAGAAGGTGAACCACTTGTTGTGCCTGAATAAAGAACAGTTGGCATACGAAGGATAACGACACCAGAACCACCACTTGCTGTAGTAGGTGAATTAGACCAATACCAATCTCCACCACCTGCTCCACCACCAGTATTTGCACTGCCATTATTACCAGTTGTGTTAGTACCTGCTCCGCCTCCGCCTGAACCACCTGAAGAATTGCCAGAGCCTGATGATGATGGAAAAGAACCACCTCCACCTCCACCTGCTCTTGTAACAGATGAGCCTGTGATAGTTGAAGCTACTCCTGCACCACCTGCACCGCCAAGAGTGCCACTATGATTGCTACCTGCTGCTCCTGCACCGCCACCGCCACCTGCACCAAGATATTCTGCACCCGCTGCGTTGCCACCTGCACCACCTGCAAAACCTTGATTTGATGTACCTGCTCCGCCTGTACCACCAGTATATCCTTGACCTGCATCCCAATCAAATGCACCACCACCGCCTGAACCACCTGCACCACCATTTCTATCAGAGTCAGTATTTGAGGGATATGCTCCTCTACCTCCACCTGTAGAAGTGATTGTCGATATATCAGAACCACTTAAAGAAGAATTTGAACCACTATTTGCATATTGAGTAGAGGTATGAGTCACAGATGTGCCACCTGCACCACCTGCACCTACAGTAATTGTGTATGTTGTAGAAGGTGTGAATGTTAATGTAGATTCTGAAGAACCACCGCCACCTGATGTTTCTGAGTTGTATGATGCTCTATATCCACCTGCACCACCACCACCATGTCCTGCACCTGCACCCCCTGCAATAACTAAAAAATCTACATCGTAGTCAGGTGTAAATGCACTACCTAATAAATTAAGGTGTATTCCGCTCATTAACTAACATTTCCAGAAATAACACAAACTGTTCCACTAATAAATAAAATAGTAGCAACACCTCTTGTAGCCAAAGTAACTGATGACTTATCTGTATTTGTTCCCGCAATGTAAGCAGTTGTAATAGAACAAGTTACTGTAATATTACCTGAAGTATTATTAAATAAAGAAATAGCATTTCCTGCACTAAAAGTGCTGTTTGGAATTGTTATAGCACCACTAGAACCTACTTCTATAAATGAACCTATGTCGCTTGTTGTTAGTGTGTATGAACTTGTTTTGGCACTACCTGATTGAGGAATAGACTTAACAAAAGATTGATTGGTGCTATCTAATTTGGCAAAAGAAACAGCGTTATCATTAATTTTAGCAGTCGTAATAGCACTGTCTAAAACTTCAATAGTTCCTACTGCCTTTGCTTGATGTATTACATAAATATTATTTGTACCAGAAGGAGGCGCTCCAGTAAATGTAAGGGTAGTTCCGCTTATGCCATATGCAGAGTTTGGGTCTTGACGAACATTTTCTACAAAAACTTCTATGTCAAATACTGAACTTGGGGCAATGTCTAATGTAAATGCTGTTGTACTAGCATCACCACTAAACCTCTTACCTTGTAAAGATTGAAACTGATTGGTTGTATCTATAGGTGTACCAACGTATGCCATTCTAGGTTATCTCCATTACTGATAAAATTATGTCTGCTGCTGCTGAAGATGTTAGCGAAAGAGCATCTGTTGTTTCCATAACAACTTTATTTCCTGCTAACAACTCAAGTGTACCACCAACAGGAACGGGTGCATTGGTTACTAACTCAACTGTTTGGTTAGCCTCATTGTTTGCTCCTGCTCTATTGGAAGTATCTGAAGCCAAACTAACTGTTACAGTAATTTGACTAGTTGTTGTGTTACCTATCATAATACCAAGAAGCACTGTTGTTGTACTACTTGCCACTGTATAGATAACGTCAGCACTAGTTACTCCTGCTTTAGTTATTGTTTTAAACGTATTTGCCATCTATCCTCCTATTATCCTAATGCTATTGCCAATGCTGTTGGGTCTTCAGTAGAAAATCCTTGGGCTGACATTAATGTTACTACTCTTGATAGTGCGGCTTTTTTATTTGTACCACCTGCACCATCGTCTACTATAATTAAATCAGATGTTGTTAAATCTGCTCCAATATCTGAACCACCATCAATCTCTAATGCTGTTAATGCTACTTTACCTGCAGTAGAAATTGTGTTTAATTTACTATCTGCAATAGAACCTGCTAACATAGAATTTTCTACAGAAGTAGCGGCTATTGTTAATGCACCACTGGATGCTAAAGTTGCATCTCCTGATACTGCCACTTCTTCATAAGATGTACCGTCACCTACAAGTATTTTACCTGCAGTAACATCAGGCATTTTAAATAAAGCACCTACTGTTACATCGCTATTAAATGTTGCAGCACCTGCAGCACTACCATCTAGCGTTAAGAAAGTTGTATCAGAACTACCATCAGTTCCTTTTAAAATAATATCGGTATCGTTGCCTTGTGCATCAATAGTAATGTTACCTGCAGTAGTTGTAAAATTTATAGCCGCATCACCTGCAGTAATATTATCCGCAGCGATAGCTGTAGCCTCCGCACTTATATAACTATTTAATTGTGATGCATTGACATACTTTGTTGTACCACCATCATCCACTAATAGTTTATCTGAATCCGCAATCGTAATACTTGTACCATCAGTAGCACCATCTATTTGTACTGCAGCACCTGAAACTTTATCTGCTGTTGTAATTGTATTTAACTTACTATCAGCAATACTTCCTGCTAACATAGTATTTGTTACTGTGCCACTGTCACCACTAGCCACTAGCGTACCTGAAGCTGTTGGTAAAACTACTACAGCAGAACTACTTGCTGAGTGAGGGGCTGCTTGAAGTGTTTGAGCATGTGCATTAGAGGACTCACAATAAAACTTTACTTTTGATACATCCCCTGTACCTGTTCTAATATCAATATTACCATCTGTAATAGTAATACCACCTGATGAACCATTACCATCCATGATAACTTTACCACTACCATTAGGTAATAAATTAATATTACCATTGGATACTGATACAATATCGTTACCATTAACATCTAAGTCTCCACCTAGTTGGGGTGTAGAATCTTCTGATAAATTAGATATAGCACCTGATGTTGCAAGTCCTGCTACAACAGCACTTCTTGTAATTTTCTTTAGTCCACCACCTGAAGTATCTACTGCTAAAAATACATCATCATTAGCTACTGTAGATATTTCTGATAAAGAACCTACTGCTACAGAATTAAAATTTGTTCCGTCTGCAATTAAAAGATTACCTGCAGTATTTGTACCCATAGTAATATCATCACCAGATACTGTTAAGTCTCCTGCTACAGTTACGTTTGCACCACTAAATGTTAAAGCAGTTGTAGTTCCTGATTTAATAATTAAATTTCCTGATGAATTTGTTGCACTACCAAATGTTGTACCCGCATCTTTAAAAAAGATATCTCCACCATCAGCATCTAAAATAATATCTGTACCTGCATCTAAAGTAATATCACTTGAATTATCTATTTCTGCAATAACAGGTGTTGTTAATGTTTTATTTGTTAAAGTTTGACTTCCACTTAAAGTAGTAACTGTAGAATCAATTGCAAAAGTTACTGCATTACCACTACCGCTTGTATCAATACCTGTACCACCAGTAAATGTTAAAGTTTCACTATCTAAATCAATAGCTAATGCTCCACCACTATCTGCTTGAAAATCTAAATCACTAGCTGTTAATTGATTATCTACATATGCTTTGATAGATTGTTGCGTAGCTAAAGCACTAGCACTGTTAGAAGACATATCATCTTCATCTAAAATATCTGTAATAGTAGTTGTAGGTAAAGCTAAACTATCAGTGTAAATAACACCATCAAAATAAGCATCTTTAAATTCTAAAGAACTTGTACCTAAATCTATATCATTATCTGTAACTGGTACAATAGCACCGTCTTGAAATCTAAATTGTTCTACAGCACTTGAAGATACTTCAACAAATACACCAAATCTATTATTAGATGTATCTACAAGTATTTTATTATTTGCATCACTATCAGCTACAAGAGGAACATATCCACCTTCTCCTGCTGTACCATCATGGCTGTGACCTGTGGATGCAGCAAAAGCTGATTCTAACTGATTGTATTCAGAATTAAAGTGACTAGCTTCAATAACTGAACCATCAGTAATATTACTGGATTGTTGCCTCGTATATGATGTTCCCATTTATCTTCTACCTCCGGGTATAAATTCTAATTGATATCCTTTAAATGATATTGGTTGGTTAGTTGTTGTTTCTTCTACTCGTAATGCAATAGTAAAGCCACCACCCTCTACAGATTGTCTTACTAAATTTGCTCCTGATGAACCATAAACACCTGCTCCATAAAGAGATGATGATAAACCATACACAGCAATACCTGACCCTGTAGATAAAGTGTATGCTGAAGGCTGAGGAACGTCAGGACTATCAAAATCGTATCTAAGTTTAAAACTAGAATTTACATCTCCTTCATTTTCATAATTCCAAATAACTCTTTGCATATTTTTTCTTATACCGGGGTCTCCCATTGTCATGTCAGGAGTTCTGTAAAAAGCATTAATATTTACAGTAGACCCTGCTCTAGCAAATGTGTTACCTGATTCCTGCTTATATATATAACCATCATATCCTCCTGATATTATAGTTTCAGTATCATTAATAAAATCAGAATCCGTAGAAGATACTTTTAAACCTTCGAGTTCAGAGTATTCAAAAGCTGCACCACCTTCAGGCTGACCTTTAATTACACAAGTTATACCTTTTGCATTATCCTCTGCTTGATTTGAACTGGTAGGAAAAAATAATCTGTACTGAGATTTATTTCTAATAACTAAAGAATTTATATTATGTGTTATAATATTATCTATTATTTCTTGTATTTGTTTAGAAATAGTTCCAATCTCAACGTCACCAATTCTATCTGTACCTGCAATAGTTCTTAATCCATCTGGTGCTAAAAATACAACGTCTCCACTAAATTCTTGTATACTTCTACCATCTATACATCCTATTTTTCTTGTAACAGGTTGTATGGCAAAATCAGATGATGTAGAACCTGTTAATTTAAATATACTATCTTTACCAAAGATTATTAAGCTATCACGGAAAGTCTTTAATCCTACAATTTCAGTATCTACTTTAATTGTTCCGCCACCATCATTAGCAGCAAAGTTGTTAGTTTCAAAAGCACCCATAAAACTAATTTCTTGTTTATTAGTAGGATGACCTGCAAAAAAGATATGGTTTTTAAATATTTCTACAAACTTAAAGTTATTACTTCCTGTAGCATTAACATTAGTTACACTATAACTAGTATTAAGTATTCTAGGTGTAGATGTACCTGAACATATAATAATTTTATCTGTTCCGTCAAAGTTAAATCTTCTAAATTCATAATTAACAGTAGGCGTTCCTAATCCTGTAATTAGAGATGTCCAAGAACCTGAACTACCCGCTCTATGAATACTTCCACCTCTTGCAGCTAAAACAACGTCATTGAATATTGCAGACATAACTACACGTTCACTAGAAGAAGAAACTTCAGGTACAATATTAGAATTGTATAATGAAGTTCCTAATATTTTTTTATATCCACCTGCAATATCAGGTTCAAAATTTTTTAATTCTAATGCTTCTCCCGGAGACATAGAGAATACATCTCTATTAAGAACTAAACCACCTGCACAACTTACTATGGCAGGGGCTAAACTAGATGTATCAGGCATTAGACGTTAGTTAAACCTCCTGAAGATAAAGTATTAAGATTTACTCTTAAATCTCTTATGTAATCAGGTTTATTTAACATTTCTATTCTAATTCTTTTAACACCATCTTCGTATTCAGCATTAGCTATATTTGCCATAGGAACATCAGAACGTAATTTATATAAATAATATTTTGCTCTATTTACTATAACATTATGATATCTAGAGGGTAATAAAGGTTCGTCTGTAGAACTACTTAAATTTGTATGTGTTTTAAAATATTCATAATTTATTGTATAAGTATCTTTATTAGGAATAGGTGTTAAACCAAAACTAGTGTGATTTTGTGTTCTATAAACTCTATCAGGTTTTTTATATTTAACATCTGTATCAAAATCTCTATGGCTATAATCTCTTAAAAAATCATCATAAGCAATGTACCTTAATTTAAAAGGTTGAAAGTCTTCTGCTAATTTTATAAAATCAACATAGTAATCTGCACTTGCAGTATTAGCTAAACCTACATAAATAGTAGAAACAGTAGGAGTAAATAATACATAATGCATTTTACCTTCTCCTACATTTGCAACAGATATATTAGTATTAATAATACTACTGTCTCCTGATGAAGTACCTACTTTAAGGTTAACCGTACCTCCCATTACTCTTACTGCTAGTTGATATTGTCTATTTGTTGTAACCGTAACAGCCTGAGTAACTTCTGAATTATTTAATAATATTCTACCGTTACCTAAAGATGAATAAGAAGGAGAACCTGAAACTGTTGTCCAATTAGATATATTACTGGTAAATTCATTATTAGATATAACTTGTTTAGGAGTAAGATAAAAAGATTCAAAATCTACTTTTCTCATATCTGTAGGTAGTGTGTATTCTTGTTGACCTACTATAGTATCTTGAGTAGTAGAAGTATGTAACCATGCCCACTCTACTTCTGCACTATATAAATCAGAAACAGCTTTATTAACAAATTCTTTGGTTGCTGATTGTACACCTCTACTATCTGCAAAATTTGCAGAAGTAAGAACAACTTCATTAAGTTCTAATAATACAGCATTACATAATTGTAAGTAATTCATTTACACCCATTTCCTTTTTTGTTTGCGTTTCTCTCTACTTTCTTTTTCAGTGTTAGAAACTTTTATTAATCCTTTTTTTTCTAAAGTATCTCTTTGTTTATAACCTTGTTGAGCCATACTACCTAAACGGTCTCTAATTTTATTTTCATTTGTATTTAAAATACGAAGCATATTAGTAGCTGCAGGTATTCTAATTATATCTTTTTTAACAATTTTATTTCTATCTTCATAGGGAACATTCTCTTCCCATACTTTACCTGTTTTAGTATTTTCATAAATATATATTGGCATTTTAAATTTAATTAAAGGGGGGAATAAACCCCCCTTTGTTATTTATGTATTATGAGTAAGTTGATGTTTGTGTATCACTATCAGATAATGTTCCACCATCATCTAGTGAAATAACACAAGCCCATACTCTAATTACTCCATTCACTGCTGCTGTAGCAATAGTTGCTCTTATAGCATCAGCAGAAGAATAGGCATAGTTAGCGTCCAACGTTACTTTTTGTCCTGCAGCTTGTAAATTTACTGCTGCAACATACTGGTCTGCATCTACACTATCTCCTAGTGCAACTGTACCTGAACCAGTACCTACTGTCATAATATCAAAACCTGCAGCTAAAACTAAAGAGTTAGCCGGAATAGGTAAGATATCAAAAGTATCGCCTGAAGCATTTGTAGTAGAAGAAAAATCTACTACGTCTGATATTACTCTTGGAATACTAGCACCCCTTTTTGCAGGAATGTTAGTAGAAGTAACACTGCTATTATATGCTGTCATAATATAGTTCCTCCTCTATTAGTCGATTAATATATGCTCTGCAAGTAGAGCTTCTGTTCTTAATACTTTTCTTCCGAAAACGTGTAAACCACGTACAACATCAGCAAAAGAATCAGGGTCTCTTACAACTTCAATTTTAGCAATATGATTTGCTGTTGAAGCTGAAGACATGTGACCTGATAATATCTTCTCATAGTTAGATGTTGAAGAAGCAGGTAAGTTATTACTCATATATAAAGTAAAACCACCAATGTTTCCTTCGTACACTTTACCATTTCTCAGAACGCCATCAGCGTCTCCTGAAAAACGTGTGTCAAGTAACTTAGAGTCAGTTTGCTGTAATTGCTCGTAAAAAGCAGGTGAAGCAACAAACCATCTGTTTTCAAATGGGATGTCTGCTGCGTTTAGTCTCTTAGAATGATTTGCCATTACATTTAATGGGTCAATCTCTGAACTACCAAAACCTACATCTTGTCCTGAGCCATCTGAACCAATTGTAGTTCCTGCACCTGAGAACATATTTGATAATACGTTTTGGTCATAGTTATTCTTAAGAGCATACGCACCTGATGAAGTTGCAACACTCTCAAAGTTAATGTGAGAATGTCTTTCTTCAATGTCGTCTACTTTAAATGCAAAAGCATTAGCTTGGTCGACAACCATAGTAATTTGGTCATCAGCTAAATCTTGCGGGTTTACTACTGAACCTCTTGTGTAAGCTTGTACACTTACTACAGGTTCTTTGATAATTTTCACAGTATCGCCAAAATTTTCAATCTCTCCGGCATAATCTGTATTTGTGATATCCTCAACAACAGACGCTCTTCTGAAGAATTTTTGAACTTTTTGACTAAATATCTGAGGGATAAAATTATCGTTAGGCAAATTTCCGTAACCGGAACTTCTTGATACTGCCATTTTATTTCTCCTTTATTATTGTTATTTAGTTAAGATGTGATTCTACCTTCTCGTTTAGCAGTGTCGATTTCCTTTTCTAACTTATCAAACTCATAAGGTTTAAGTTTGGATATTTCTTTTAAACTCCAAACTTTCTTTTCCTTCATTTTGTTTTCATCACCAGTACGAGTTTTAGTAACAGCTTTTGCTGCTTCCGCTTTAGCTTCTGAACTAGATACTTTTGCTTTTTTAGATAAACCTGAGTCCATCTTATATAAATCAATTGCTCTAGCAGCAAGTTTAGCATTATCAAAATTGTTATATAGCCAATTTTTAATCATGTCATCTTGCTTATCCGCCCACTCATGAAACTCATCGCTGCCTTTGATTTCATAAAAGTCAGGGTGTAATTTTAATAATTCCACTTCTGCTTTTTCTCTAGATAAATTTAGTTGAGCATTTTTAATCTCTTCCAATTTAACTTCAACAGCTTTTGTTTTTTCATCAGCTTCCTCATATGCTAATGTTTTCATAACATCATACATTTCAGGATTATCTTTTCTCCAATCATCTAATTCATCTTTAGACATTTGAGGTAGATAGGCTTTTTTAGCGGCTTGTTCGACTTGCTTTTTAAGTTTTAAAAGTTCATCTTTGTGCTTTCCGATAGTCGAATCGTGATGGCGTTTAAGGTCGTCATAACGTTTCTTAAACACTTTTTCTTCAGCACTTGCAGGGCGTTGTTCATCCGGAGTAGCCTTAGAATCTTCTTCGGTGTCCTTGTCAACGGTAGCTGCACTCTTTTCATTATTGGGTTCATCGTCTTTCCAAACATCCTCACGGTCTTTGTTTTTGTAAGGTTTTGGACTTCCTAATGATTCAGACTTAGTCTCAACGGGTGTTGATTCTTTGCCTTCCTCAATAACTTCAGTTTGCTTTTCTTCTTCATTCATGAATAACTCCTTTTAAGTTACGAGGGCTGCGAATGGTAACAGGTAGCTCTTATTTTGTTGTGTAAAAAATAAGGGGGCTAGGTTATCCTAGGTAGCCCTTTTAACACTAGAGAAATTCTAGTGCTTTTCTACGTTTGTAGAAACTTGTTATCTTCCCGGTCTTCTAACACCAGTCGGTGTCTTTGATTTTTTAGGGGTAAATCCGGGTGGTCCTGATGCTCCAGTACCTTTTTTAGGTGTACCTCCTGATTTAGGTGTACCTCCTGAAGGGGGAGTTCCTAATGTTCCTCCACCAGATGATTTAGAAGTACTTCCTGCTAAAACTTCTTTTTGAGCAGAGGTTAAACCTTGAGAAGACTTATTTCTTTCATCTTCTTTTTGTTTTAATAAAGTGTCTAATTCATCTAATAGTTTATCTTTTTCTTCTCTATTTAAATTATCTATTCTTTTAGTTTCTGCCCTACGTTCTTCAAGTGTAGGTCTACCTTCTGATTGACTTGCAGAGGGTGCTTCACCTTGTGAATCTTTTAATTCGTTTAATGTTTTTGTGTATGCTTCTTTAAATGCATCATTGTATTTATCAAATCCTAAAAATCCTTTAGCATCTAAATCTAGAGGTTCATCACCTTGTTGAAAAGTTAATAACGCTGCTGCTGCACCTTTGTCACCAAAATTAACAGCCCTATCAATAATAGTTTTTAACTGGTCATTATCTGAAGCTATAGCCATTTCAGATATAAATTTAGTAGCTTCTTCTTTACCTAGTTTACCTAATTCATCTAATAAATATTCATTAGGAGGTATATACTCACCATTAGGACCTCTTCCTCCAGTTATCTTATTAGCTAAGGAAGAAACATTTTCTGTGTATTTATTCATTTTATCTTGGTTAACAGTAAAGGTGTACATTCCTTCTGCTTTATCAATTTCTGCACCTTCTATTATTCCTGCATTTGTTAAATTAGTAATTGTAGTTTGTATAATATCTTTTTCTCCTGCTTTAAATAAACCACCTGCAATAGAAGGTATTCCATAACCTCCTGCTTCATCTATCATATCAAAATTAACAGTTAATTGGTTTCCCTCTTGTTTTAATATATTTCTTGTATCATAGTACTTAAATTGTTCTGTACCCGGAGTAAGTATATTAGACATTGTTTTAGAGAATGTCATAGGGTCTTGACCCGGACCAAAACGTTCTTCTTTTTCACGTTGTTGTTTCTCAATAAGACTTTCACCTTTTTCCCTAGGTTGAACAATAGGTTCAGCAGGTTGAGCAGGTAAAGATGGTTCAAAAGGTAATGTAGGCACTGATATATCAGTAGGTAATTTAACTTCTTTAGGAGGAGGAGGAATAAACATTTTAGAAGGTTTAACAGCTTCATATTCTTGTTTCCATATTCCTGCTTCTTCGTCATAATTTAATTTTAATTTACCTTGAGAATATAAGCCTAAATCTTTTTGTTCACCTGCTTCTGTAGATAATACTTCTGATGTCTTTGTGTCTGCCATGTTATTTACTGTTCACCTGTTCCTTGAGGGCTAGAATTTGGCGAAGAGAATTGAGCTTCCCCTGCAGTCGGAACACTTCCAACTCCAATGTTGCCACCTCCAACGCCCGTTGGGTCATTTGGATTTGCTCCTGTAGGTACTCCTCCAACACTTCCCATGCCGGGGATTCCACCAGTATTCCCAGTCGGTTGATTTTCATTTTGTCCTCCCATCATTTTCATATACAATGCAGCTTTCTCTGGGTCATTAATAACTTGCTCAGGGTCAATATCCATTGACTTAGCAACTTCTTTAAGAATTGTATGAAACTTAACAAAAGGTGCTAGTGCAGGATTTGATGCCACTTGCATAAATGTCATTAATCTTTGTGACCTTACTTCTTTTTGCATTAAGGATGATGTTCCTCTTGCTTTAATAACTAAATCACCTCTAATTTTTTTAGAGTCTTTATTAAATTGCATATTCCAAGAAAATAAAGATTCTCCTAAAGGTCTTAATAAATAATCATCTATATTTTTTATAACTGTTTTAATATTCAAAGCTGCAGCCCCTAATAACATTGACATACCTGCTGCAGTTCTAGTTGTTGATTGTATTCCTGTTTGACCGTGAGAGTACGAAGGAATACCTGTTGATTCATCAGCTAGTTGTCTAAACTTATCAAACATCATTAGATTTTCATTTGCAGTATTAGGGAATTTTAAACCATGTATTGCTTGACCTGTTTGACCGCTTTGTCTTCTAAAAATTTTTCCGGGATAAACAGACATATCTTGTCCGGGTACTAACATTGTTTCATCAACATCAAAAACTAAATTACCTGCTAGTGCTAAGTTATCAATAGCCATTCTTGCATGACCATTCATAATTTGTTGAGAATCATCCATATTTTCAGGTATACCCACACCAAAGAATTGATAAGGATTAATTTCATAAGGACACACCATGTAAGGTAATCTTGATGGTGTAAAGGGATTTAATACTAATCTTAAGATATGACCATTACATACCCATGCATTAATATCTACTTCATTTAAAACATCTACTTCATCAGAATCAATTTCTAAACCTGCTTCTTCAGCAAGACTAGCATCCATTTTACCCCAATACTCAAATACTTCGTATCTATCTTGGTCGTAATCTGCTTGATTTTCTCTATCATATAAAGATGTTTCATAACTACGTTGTTGATAGTTAGGTCCTGCTTGTATACAATTTCTAATAGCAGTTTCTCTAAAGAAAGGTCTATTTAATAAATCACGCATATCTGAAGATGTAAGTTTATGTCTTTGAATAACATAATTACAATCTTCAATAGATGTAGCATTAGGGTCTTGGTAAAAATCCCAACAACTAACTGCTTCTATTTTAGGAGTTAGTTTTGTTTTTGGATTATAAAATAGTTCTTCTGTGTCTTCGTCTCTATCCCAACTATGCAATTTCTTTTCATAGTTAAAAGGTCCTTTTAGAATACCTGTACCTAGTAACGTCATTTCAAAGATAATGTGCCTTAACACAGTTGAAGCTAAAGATTCATCTAATTGGTCATGAATTACTTTTTCCATACTCTCTGATGCTAATTTTGCCGGTTGTATTTGCGGCATAGATTTTAAATCAGGAGCAGGACCATCTTCAAAAGGTAATGAACCATATTCATCTTTTAAGCCACCTAAAATTTCATTAATAGTAGTTCCGGGTTTTATTTCTTTACCATCTCCCGGGAAACCATAAGGGCTTTCAGGTTGTTGTTGTTTTCCTTCAGGTTTTAAATGTGCATATTCAGAAGCACCTTCTGGTACAGTAGTAGGCTCTATACCAATAGGAAATTTTCCTTGAGAAAATAAAACTTCAGTTATTTGACCATATGCAGCTAAGACTTTAGATTTTGTTATTTTAACAAATACTTTAGATTTTTCGTTTTCACGAAATGCTAAATCAGGACCATAGATTCCTCTATAGTTCCTATATGCTCTTAACCATCTTTTTTCATCAAATAATCTTGCATCTTCAGATACTTTAAATTTATCTTCTATTAACGCACCTAAACCATATATTTCTTCAGTCTCTCCATCTGCAAGAGACTGAACAGCATCCGTACCTGTATCTATATCGTTCGTTATGTCCATTAAATATTATTCGCCAAGGTCACCTTGAGAATATTTTTTAAGTATTGAGCCATCTACTGTAGATTTTGCTTCTTTAGGATATGCAATATTACCTTCTGCATAAGCGTCAGCAGGAAATGTACCGCCCTGTGTTAATAGACTGTTCTTTACAGCACCATCAGCAGCAGACCCTAACTCACCTTGCTTGTAAGTTGTACCTAATTCAGTTTTAATTTCTTTGCTCATTTCACTTTTTTTCATCATTCCGTTTTTCCTCCTCTACTTTATTTTTTATAAAGCTTATTAACCACGGGTTATCTCGAAAAACTGTTGTTAATCCATTTGATATTGTATTAACTACTCGTTCTTCTTTATCATCAAGTTCGGATTCTAGACCCCATTGATACACAATACCGTGGAGTATCTCATGTAACAATGTATTAGCTTGTGATATGCTATCTTCTTCGGAAGACATACAAATAATGCCTTCTTTAGAAAGAAACTGTCCATAGGATTCTGTTTGTTTATTCCATACTTTATCGTTTTTCTCAATAGAGTATGTTCTATATCCTATTTTAATATTTTTTTTAGTATCCAAATCCTTCATCTACAGGTTTAAATTTTTGTTCTCTAGATAAAGGTGAATGAGTTTGTAAACTATGTGGATGTGTTGGTCTACTCATACAACCATATCTTAAAGCATCATACGCATGGTCTTCTGCTTTTGTATCTACATCTTCACTATTATTTTTATCTAGGGGTAACATAGGTAAAGTTCTTAATAAATTTTTACAGCTATTTAAAATATATAGATTAGGTTCGCCTGTATCTTCATTTATCTTTAATCTTTTGTGTATTTCTAATTTACCATTAACACGACTTCTAGGACTTCTATCAGAGGGTCTCCAACGACATCCTTCTTTAATCATTGTTTCTGCTATACTAGGACCAACGTCTCCTCGATTAGCCCAAGTAGAAGAGTCTAATACACCGTATCTAATATACTCTCCATACTCTAAATCCATAACTTGTTTTGCAAACTCATCTGCTGTAACTTTTTGTGTATATAATTCTCTATAAACATACATGACATTATCATGGTCAATAGCAAACCATAAACAACAAGCAGGTGAACTATACCCCCAGTCGGCTGCTCTAAATCTCATCCAGTTATTAGGTATTTCAAAATTATCTAATACATGAACTTCTTTAGAAAACTCAGGGAAACTAGAATCTTCGTAAGCATCCCAATCACCTTCTAAGAATTGTTTACGTTGAACATCAGGTAAGGATGACAACATAATAAGATAATCATCTGTTTGCATTAAGTAAGGATTATCTTGTAACTTAGCGGGTATAAATCTTCTCGTAATAGACTTTGTTCCTGCCATTGTAGGAATCTGTACATCAAAAGATTTATTAGGTTCTCCGGGTTCAACAAACATTTTCTTTACCCAATGTGAACCTACGTTTCCGGGGTTGCCTGTTGCTCTAATATAAACAGGTATATTAGGGTCAACACTTCTTAAAGATGACCGAAGAAAATTATAAATATCTTCGGTTGGATACTGAGGTAATTCATCTATTCCAATCCAAGTGTACGATTGACCTTGGTAACGAAGTACATCAGTTAAGTTCTCAGCGTATCCAAACTCTATTCTAGCACCTGAAGGAAATCTCCATTCTTTTTCTTGCTCTCTCCACTTTGCACCGGGATAAGCTTTAGGATAAAGATTAAGAGAATGATTTATAATATCTCTTAGTTCAGGCATCGTACGTCTAATAAATAAACCACGATGAGCAGCTTTATGACAAAATCTTAATGGGTCAATTAATAACGCATAAGATTTACCACCACCTCTTGCACCACCATAAAATACTTCTCGTTCGGGTGCTGCTAAAAATTCTGTTTGAGGTCCTTCATTAGGTTCAAAGATAACCTCTCGTTCACCAATTACTTTTTGAATACTTGGTGTTGTTTCATCTATTTGAGTAGTCTCTAGAACTGTAGAAACTTTACCTTCTAGAGCATTGTCTAAATCTTTTAACTTTCCTTTTTTAGTTTTATACTTCTCTTGTTCAGCTTTATACTTTTCTCTAGCTTTTTCTAATTTCTTGTAAGAGTTAGTTAGAGATTCTGTAGCTGACTTTTTTGCTTTGGCAACAGATTCTGAAATCTTTGGAGTAGCAACTTTTCTTTTTCTACCTTTAGCTTTTGGTTTAGGTGGTTCTACCAACCTCTCATTAGAATCTTGCGTAATCCCATGCCCGTTACTTTCCTGTCTGTCTTTCTCATCAACCATTCTGCAACTTCCTTATATGAGCAATTTTGTAAATACTTTTCTGCTTCTTGTAATGCATCTAATTCTGATTCTATGGGAACAAGATAGTCGGGATTGGTTTCATCGACTTTATATCCAAAAGGAATAACTCTTGCTCGTCTTTTACGCTTTTGGTAATTATTCTGTTGTTCCTGTTGTTCCATGTTTAGGTGGTAAAATAAAAATTCCTGTCGCTTGTTTGACATTCATATCAATTCGTTCTTTCTTAGAGACACCTACTCTGTCTAAAATCTGTTTAGCAGCTTCCATTCTAATATTAACACCCGGTGTCGAACCATCTTCATCTAAGGCGTTAATCATTCCTAGTGCTGCTTTAGGAGAATGAGCAGCTAATACTTCTTCTGCTCTGTTAATAATTTCTTCTTTCAAGTTTCTAACTAATTCAGGGTAGTATAATTCAGAATATCCCGCTATTTCTGCAGCCATTTTAGCATTTCCTCCTGCTTCACCAAATAAAGCAGATAAAAAAGTCTTTTGTTGGTTTGAGAGTTCTGTTTTTTTAGGTTTATCAATGTTAAACATGATTTATTAACACCTATTTTCTATTATACATACATATAAACTACTTGTCATTAAAATTATACTCCTTTTTTATGTTTTTGTGACTTTGGAGGTGATTTTTTACTTCCACCCTTACCTGCCCATAAACATTTGTTAGCCCAATAGGCTGCACTAGTAGGACCTTTAGCAATATTTGCTGCATGACGTGCTTTAAAAGACTTCCTAGCTTCAGGAGAATAGTTATGACCCATAGAAGCATCACCAAAACGTATTAACTTTGGTTTTCCATTAACTAGAATACCTACTTTTCCTTTTTTACCTCCTTCAGAACGCAATACACAAGAATTAAATTTTTGTAATCCGTGTTTTTTTAGGAAGTTTTTCTTTTTTTCTGCGTCTGACATAGCCATTTTTATTATGTTCCGGGTTTAGTTGTTTTAGATTTCTTTTTTTGAGCATTTAAATACTCATTAAGAGTATTAAATCCTGCTTTTTTAACTTGGTCCATAGTTACAGTACTATACTGTTTACCTTTAAAAGTAAAAGTAGAGTTAGGTCCTTTTTCTTTTCTTGCTTTTTTAAATGCAGCACCAAAAGTAGAAGGTTGACTTCCTTTAGATTTAGACATATTGCTTAAAACTTTAGATGCTTGGTCTATTGCCAGTCCTCCAAGAACTATACCTGCTCCTACTTTTGCTACCTTTTTAATTTTAGGTGCAATCTTAGGAGTTTTATTAACATTCTCTACTAATTTACTATCATCTGTTTTCTTTGTAGTATTATTTTTAGTAGTGTTTTTCTTTTTATTTTTTGGGCTTCTTGGATTAGTAACATCTTTATTTTTTTTATTAAAATTCTTTGCCCCTTCTTGTTTCTTTAACTGTTCATCAAAAGAATCTTTTTTATCTTTTTTAGGGCTTCTTGGATTTTTACTCTTTTTAACTACATTCATTTTCTTTGTAGTTTTTTTAGTAACTGTTGTAATAGAACCTTTAGGCGGTTTAATAAGTTTTTTACCATCAAAAATTAATTTATTCTTTTTGATATAAGCTGTGGCTTCTTTAATTAATTTAGGTGCATACTTTTTAGCTGCTTTTGTTACTCCCATTCGAGCAATAAAACCGGCTACTACAGGTATAGCTGCTGCTGCTATTATTGGCATTATTTTTTTCCTCCATTTTTGTTCCTAGCAAAGGAACGATTTTTAAATTTACTAACTGCTCGTAAGTTTGTTTTACTGTTGTTCATAGGATTACCATCCTTGTGGTCAACATCCATACCACTTCCTTTTTTTACTAGTCCACGTTTTTGCATTGTTCTACGGGCAGTATCTCGAGAAACTCTTTTAGCAATAACATTTGGCTTACCTTGATAAGAAGCATATTCCTTCTTATAATTTCTACCAGTTGATTTATTACGTATTCTTTTTGCTATTGCCATTATTTTTAGCAAACATATTTTTAGATATGTCGTTACCTTTTTTAGATAGAAAAATAGCTTTCTGTGTTTTCATACCTCTATTTTTTTCATAAGATGATAAATCACCACTTTTATCTAAGTCTGCTTTTTTTGAATCAAATTTAAATGACATTAGTTCATGCCTTTAGATATATCATTACCTTTTGTTAAACCTTTATAATTATATCTTGGGTTTTTTGGATTTAAACCTTTAAAGTTAACTCCTTCACTAACATATCTATTACTTAATTTTTTAAATAATGGTAATTTTTCTACTGGTGTTTGGTCAACCTTAGATTTCATTTTTGCAACAGTATTAGGGTTTGCTCTCATAAATGTTTTAGCTTTATCTACTAAAACTTTACCAAATTTTTTAACAGCTTTGCTAACGCCAAACGATGCTATATATCTTACAACTGTTGGTATCATTACATTGCCCCTTTAATAATTGCTAGTAGTATTACTAGTCCTACGAAGGCTACAAACATTTTACCTTTTTTGTTTAAGCCATTCCATTTTTCCATAATCATGTCTTTTATTTTTATCATGTCACCCTCCTATAGGCTCTTGTTTTCTTTGCGATGTTCTTTGGTTGTTTCACAAACTGTTTACCTGCTTTTGTTCCTTGCCGCTTTGCTCTTGTTGTTGCTGCATATTCAGCAGGGGATAAACTTTTTATTGCAGCACTGGGTAAATATCTTTCACCTGTCTTGTTTGATGGTTTACCTGATTTGGTTCTCCATTTTTGTTTGGTCCAAGACTTTAAACTTTTTTGTGATTTAGCTAGTGCCACGATGTTTTCTCCTTAATTCTTCTTTTGCTTTTTTTGCTAATCTTGCTTGTTCTAATTTACCTGCTACCTTTGCTCTTTGTTCCAACACGGTAAGTATTTGAATTTTACGAGCATAAGGTTTATTAATTTTTTTAACCTTAGCGATGGTTGCTTTTGCGTCTTGGACTGTAGCGAACTTAATGCTGACAGTGTCTTTAGGGTTCTCATCTGTATATAGTCTTCTATCAGAACCTTTAGGTTTTTTACCCGTTCCTTTTTTTGGGTCTGCCATTTTTAAGTACTTCCTTTAAAAGTTTTCTTTGTGCTGTATGAGACTGTGCTGCTTTACCTAATCCTGCAGCTACTTTTTTTATTTTTGCTCTTGCTTTTGGTTTCATTTACCTTGCCCTCTATATTTTTTATAGCTTCTACGTTTATGTTTATTCATTGATGACATCTTAACTTTACCGTTTCCTATACTAGTTCTTTTAGGAATAAAATTTATATTGTTAACTACTGTTTGTTTTCGTGGCATTACTTCTGTTCTTTAATGTTATAAAAATAATTTGTATCATCACCTGCTGTCCACTTACTTTCTGTTTCCACATTGTATTCTATTGTGGATACTTTAAAATCTGGTGTCTTTAATTCTGCGGGTGTTAAGGATTTGTCATAAAACAAACATCTGTTATTAGGTTGTGCTGCAAAGTGACCATTATCTAATCCTAATATATTGAATGATTTGTGTTCCTCTGGTATTTCTGAATACCCACTATTCATAATATTGGCATCAGGATGACAATTATCAATAGTAAATAAATATTCTCCCATATACCAATTCTTTGATGGGGCTAGATACTTAGCTTTACATCCTGATATACTAGATTTAGTAACCACAGTCATGTGATAACTAAAGGCATCCCATAGTTCTAGTTCTTCTAATGTTAAATCTAAATCTGTAGGTTCAGATACAAAAGCAGAAATAGGCAGTTTATCATATAATGCCCCATACTCCGGTAAGTATGTTTCAAAATATAATGCTCTACCTTCTATAGATTTACAAGTAACCCATATACCTTCTACAAATTCACCATGACCCTTTTGGTGGTCATAGAGATATTGTTTTTTTACCCATACTTTTGTGGGTGGTACATTAGCTACGAGAAATGCCATCTTTTATTTTTATTGTAAACCTCGGTATTTTTTTTATGAAGTCTCTTCTGAGACGTATATTAAGCATTTTGTTCAAACACTTCTTATCTTCAAAACTACGTAATTGATAAATCAGTTCCATTAACTTGGCATCTGATTTATTGTGTGTATAAAATAGTGTCTCTTTATGAGATATTTTTAAATCTGTAGTATTAGAGCCATAATAATTATCAAAGTGTACACCTGATTTGGATGTAACACCAATATAATATTCTCCTGTCTCATAATATGTTATATAAACTTTATATAGTGCTTTTTTAGGCAAATAAGAAGGTTACAGCTAGGACTTATACCCTCCACCGGCTTTCTTATAAGCCGATGCAAGAAGCTGTGCTTTCCTAGCGGACCATTGTCCGGGTCTACCACCCTTAGAACCTGATTTAATACGTTGAAACTGTTGTTTTCTCATTCCGGGCTTGGTATAATTACCTGCTTTATTAACTGTTGATTTTGCTGCCATGGTTTTTACAGTGTAGTTTCACTCCTTTTTGATAAATTTTTGGATATGATTTATATGATTCCGTGAAAGCCCTTAGTATATAACTTCATAAACATATGAACACTTAAAGATGTGTGACCCTTTGGATATAAATAAATCATATTCTTTTAATTATAGTGTTGGTCACTATTCTGTCAAACAAAATTTTATCATTGACAAAACTGCATAGGGTATTATAATAGTAATTGGGCTATGCCCCGTACGTACGTCTATAATACCCTCAAATATACTCGCAATGTATACCCTTAAGGACATCCTTAAGTCATGCCAAAAGTAGTTTCAATACCTATCCTGAATTTTTAGTACGTTGACGTATATGTAAGTATACATACCCCCCTATACCACCTGCACACCCTATAGCATTATTAATTATTTTCCCAGTAGGATAAATATTTTTTAAATAAACAAACAGTAATCAAATAAATAATTATTATTAATAGAAATAAATTACTTAACACGTGTTAAGCTAATAATATTTTAAGTAGTTTTATAACTGGGAGTTAATAGGGATAGAGAAAAAATATAACTTATGTACTTTCAATATGGATTTACTTAACACGTGTTAAGTTATTATCCTTGTTTATAGCCCTTAAATTACCCTTATTATTTATTTGTATTAACATCCCAAAAGTGCATAATATTCTTAATTAACAAATATCTTTGAAAGGATATAAAAATGACAAACAAGAAAAACACTAAAAAGACTGTAAAGAAATCAACTTCTAGCCATGCTTCAAAAGTGGCTAAAAAATCAGTAAAGGCAAAAGCTTTAAAATTGCCTAAAGAACTTCAGAAAAATTATTATTCTGAAAAGACTTTGACTGAAATTTTTTCAGTAGGTAAGGGATTAATAAAGACTTTTGAAAATGCGGAAAAAAAATCAGTATCTCAAAAAATCGCATTACTTAAATTAACTGTTCAAATGATTACTGAGGCTAAGAAAAATAATCTAGTACTATCAAAAGACCAGTTAAGAAATGCTCTTTACCATTTCACTGGTTATGATAAGTCTAAGCAATTACACTCTTTTGTTATGGCAATGAAAAGAATAATTGACGCTTCAATAATTCTTTTTGAAAATCCTAAATTTAGCATTGATGAAAAAACTGCTCAAATTTTAGATGCAAAGAAAAATGTATTATCTGTCAAAGATATGGATAAGAAAAACAAGACTAGAAATAGAGACACCAAGAAAAATGAAGTAGCCACTCTATCAAAAGCTAGGGAGTCTTTAGACTATTTAAAAGATAATCCTCAGTTTTTACAAAATCTAGACTTAGAGGATTTAACAGATTTACTAAACACTTTGGAAAGTGTGGTAGATTCAAGAACTGCAGAAAATGAAGAAGAGCCAAATCCTCAAATGAAAGGTATTGTCGAAATGCCTAAGACTGTAAACTTCAGATAATTAATCAATAAATCTTAAGACCCCTCAGAGAAATCTGGGGGGTTTTTTTTTGTCTAAAATTTCTGTGGAACTATCGTTCCTTTGGAACTATCGACTGAACCCGAACGAACGGAACGAACCAAAACTGCTCACGAACCTGCTCTGAATATCGTGGCAAAACTTCCAAACATTTCCAAACCTCTACAATCCTTATTTATCAACGTTTATAGCCTGTATCCGACTGGACTTAAGAAACTACCTTTGATATTATAATGCTAGGCACGATTAGTGTATTTATCTCCAACACAATGACTGCTTAGCTTAACACGTGTTATATATTTCTCTATCCCTCCTTTGAACCTCCCTTACTTAACACGTGTTAAGTGATTAACAATAACAACACAAACAAAGAAAGGAATTAACATGATATTTGTATGTGAAGCTAAATATAGCATTAAGAGTAAACAGAAACCTGATGATGAGAACTATGATTCATTTGGTAGAATTATTGAAAGAATAAGTGCAAAAGATTTCTTTGAGGCACAAGATGAATTTGAGTCTAGCCTTGAGTTTTGGTCAGCAGGTAGCCACCCTCGTTGGAGAGGTTATGAGATAACAAAGGTGGCATTAGATGACTAAATTAAAATGGACACCTATTAAGCAAGAACATCTTAGAAGAGCAAAGAAAGTTATGTTTGTTCATAGCTATGATGAAACTTACAACAAGGTAGGTTTTTTACCTTTTACATTAAATAAGAAAGATATTAAAGAATTGGTATCTAAAATGGATAATGGACTTATGCTCGAAGGTAGTATGTTTGAAACAGGATTTCTACCTTTAAGCATATTTATATTCAAAGTATCAAACAAGGAAGGAAAAGTAGCATGAAGTACGTTTATACTTTTTTAAATTATGTCTTTATGAAAATAAGACTATGGATACATAAAGATGTATTTAATTATGAGAATGTTTGGAGTGCTATAACCATGACAGGTGATTTAAAAGATGCACAGAAAACATACTTAAATCGCAGTGACGATACAAAAATGCCAAAAACAGATAAGGTAAAAGTTCGTCATGACACCATAGAAAAACAGTTGTCTGATAGACAAAAGTGTCTTGATATAGCTAAAGAAAAAAATGACAAGGAAAGTATTGAGTTGTGGACAGCTATGTTACAGAAAGAAATACAGGACATTTGGTGGTGGAACGGTATCCGATATCAAGAGAGAAGTATAATTGACAAGGTAAGAAGATATTTTGCTCTGTCTTGTGGGTGCAGAACAGAAATAGAATGGGATAACAGAAGCTATTTGTCTAGGAATTGGTTTGCAATATGCCAGTTCTTTGAGGATTTAGAAAACTATTTCTATTACAAGATAGATAGATGACGTGACTTAACACGTGTTAAGTAATACTATTATAACAATGAAAGGAACTATTATGAATGGTTGTAAGTATATACGAAACGTCTTTGGTGCAACGAACTACAAGTTTGATTTGTTAAAACGTAGCACCAATAAAAAACTTGGTAAGTGGGTGACCAAAGGTAGACACAAAGGTAAGCCTATTTACACATTACATTTAGAAGTAAGAAAGAATTGCCCAAGTAGTTGTTATCATTGGGAGAATTGCTATGACGATAACATGCCTTTTGCTCATCGATTTAAGTATTCTAAATCTTTGATGACAAGGCTATGGAAAGAACTGATGAAGCTAGACAAGAAACATCAACAAGGTTTTCTTGTTCGACTTCATGTTGGTGGTGACTTTCCTAGTGTAGAGTATGTGGACTTTTGGAGAATGGCATTACTGACTTTTCCTAATCTGTCTTGCTATGGCTATACTCATCACCATTGGAATAGACAGTATCATGATATTCGTAATGTGGGTATTGGTTGGAAAGAAGAAAGGAATATAGGTAAAGCTATAAAGAATTTGAGAGATAAGATGTGGGATAGATTTTCTGTACGTTTCTCAGATATGGTGGAAGATAAGTTATCTGCCAATAGTAAAGAGTTAACAGATGAAGGTATCACTTGCCCCGAACAATTAGGCAAGACTGCTAGTTGTGGTACGTGTACCCTTTGTTGGAATAAGGAAGTAAAGAGTGTATTATTTATTACACATTAGGAGAGTATTATGAAAAATAAAAAAGTATTATATTATAGGTGTGGTTGCCATGTAATCAACAGTAGTGGTGAGAAAGTATTTCTTAAATCTAATGTTAATTATCATGGAACACACGAGCCTAGATTATTATTAGACCAACGTATTACCGATAAAAATAATAAGGAATACATGAAGTCTAATAACTCTTAACTATTAGATTTTTTTCTAATGTTTCTAGCTTTGACCTGTTCATAAGCCCACTGCCTGTCATTTGGTTTGAATTCGACTTCAACAAATCTTTTGACATGGTCTTCGTAATTATCAAAAAAACTGAAACAGTTAAGGAAAAAATTAATAGATTTTTTAGTATTTGTAAATACGCCATTCATAGTTTCACCCCCATTAATTACTATTATAGTGTTGGTGGTGGAAGACACTATTGTTTATCTAACATAACAGGTATGCAAAAGTGTTGAATTTATTGTAATATCCCCTTGATTTAACAGGGTTTTTCAATAATATTAAAATACAAATTTAATCGTAGCAAGAGAGTACTCTTGTGAAATTAGTTTGTGTATATAAGTTGTGGGGGGTCTACCAACTCCCCACTTTAATAAATTACTTAACACGTGTTAAGTATCTTAACAAAGAAAGGTAAATATATGTTAAGCAACGAAGCAAAGATAAAACTACTCACAGAGAAATTTGATTTTCCTGTGACCTTACTACCAATACAAACATACAGACCTGATACAGGTGTAAGAACTGTACCTGAAGAAGTAGGTAGAGCAGTATTCAGGACTGATGAAAAGAAAACAATTGCCATAGTAGGTAAGAATTACAAGCTACTTAATCACAAAGACTTGTATCAAACAGTCAATAGAGAACTAGATAACTCTTATCGTGAGTTCAATAACATTGATGTCACTGACCAAGTGTTTGATAGTGGTGCATTAGTAAAGAGAACTATTGTTTGTAAAGATGACCAATACAAAGTGCATATTCCTACAAAGAATGGGGATGACTTTCAGTATTTAAGATTTGATATTTTCAATTCTTACAATATGAAAATGGCATTTCACTTTGTCTTTGGTGGCTATGGTGGTTATTGTGCCAACTTACAAGTGTTTAATGGTAAAGCATTTGTCAAACATTATGGTAAGCATACAAAGAACTTACAAGACTTGGAATTAGTTAATGATATTGGAAGATTAGTAGATAACTATCTGCTTCAAGCCAATAGAATGTCTACATGGGGTGTTAAAGAATTACCTCGACTAGATTATGCTAGTACCTTCTTTAAGAACACTATGTGTAGAGGCTCAAAACATACTGCCAATAAAGTTAATCAGAAAAGATTAGAAACTTTAAATCACTTATTCTCAAGAGAGAAGGATAGGTGGGGTAATACAGTATGGTCTTTATACAACACCATGACTCATTGGGCTACTCACAACTTCAATGGTAAAGCTAGAACACCAAAGTATCAGATGACTAGACAAGCATCTATCACTAAAGCTTTGGGTAGTAATGAGTGGAATAACTTATTACAAGTAGCTTAAATTTGATTTAGCAAGGGTGTATTTTATAATGCACCCTTATACTTAACACGTGTTAAGAGAAAGGTAATTATGTCTAAAAAATCAGAAAAAACAGTACGTTATATTTACGTTATCGCTTTGGATAACGAATTACTAGGTAAAGCTACAATCCCTTTTTGTATTCCTGAAGGGGGTGATGTAGCTGATAGAGCAAAAGAATACATCATGAGTAATAATTTAAATTATTTAGGTGGTAAATTATTTGTTGAGGTTGGAAAATGATTGATACATTAAAAGAAGCAAGAAAAGTAATGAGAGATACACAAGATTATTTGTCAGATATCATTGCTTATGCGTGGATGCAACACCATCCTCATTTTCATAGGAATGAGAAAGAACATATTAATAATGTTGTAAACAATCTTATTGGTACAAATAATGAGTTATCAAAGTTAATCACCCAATTAAAAAAGGAACAGAAAGATGACAACATTTAAATTTGCAGTACCTTGTGCATACACTTATGAAATACAAGCACAAAATGAAGATGAAGCTAGAAAAATACTACAGGAAAAAGGTGGTCTAGATATTAGTGGTGACTTAGAAATAGATGAAGTTGATTATCAATACGCAACACTATTAGAAAGGAATGAAGATAACAATGCGTGATATTAAAAAAGTTATACCTAAAAATCATCATGTAAGTGGTGTTCAAATTCAAAAATCTTTATCTGTTGATGCAGATAAGTATTGGACGGTAAGAATACAAATAACTCATGATGATTATGAATCCTCAAGATATGGGGAATACATGAAGGACTATTTAGTATTTGGAATAAGCAAAGGTGGGTTATTTGTAGATGAGTAATCAACAGAATGAAGAAGTACTAGAAAGTATTAAAGATGAATTAGAAGGTATGTCTATGGCTGACTTTTCTAATCTAGTAGAAAAATATGACTTAGGTATAGAAACTATAGATGCTATGTTCTATGATGTAGTACATAGAATATTTGAAGAGAGGAGTAGGTAATGGGATTTAAAAAAGATTATCCCTTAGAAGTATCTTTTACTATTCGCTACAAAGTAAAAGTAGCAGGTAATAGTAGAGATATATTCTCTGACGCTGAGTATTTAGCAAAGAGAATGTTGTTAGATGAATATGGATTAGATTATGACAAACATAAACTAGACATTCATGTTATGGTTGAAGATGATTTAGATGAGGTAAGCAATGATATCTGATGTTGAAATCAGAGGTCGCAAAGAAAAAAAAGAAAGTACCTTATTAGGATACAATCTTAGTAAGGCTCAAATGAGTAAACAAGAAAGAGAAAGAAAAAGAGAACGTATTAGAGTTAATTACATTTTAACTAATACGTATTATAGTAACACTAAGGAAACTAAATAATGAAAAGTAATAAATTTGATTTACCCTTTGGGTATGGTATTATGAATAATAATAAAGGGGTATATATACCCTCGGGGGTGGTAACCCCTTCTATCATGGATTTTAAAATATGTAAAGCGAAATCGTAAAAAATTTATGGATGTAGAATGGATTATATTTATATCTATAATAATAACTTATTGGATATTAAAACCATAGAGATAACACGTGTTATCTATAGAAAGGAACGATATGTTAATGTCAAAACTAACTGTGCCTGAAGCTATTAAAGAAATGGTAGGTACACAGAATACTTTCTCTGTAGGTTTCTACAAGAAAGACGGAACATTTAGAACTGGTGTATTCAGACTAGGTGTAAAGAAAAATCAAAAGGGCGGTAGACAATATACCAACCCTAATAATTTTTTAGTTGCTTATGATATGCAGAAGAAAGGTTATAGAAATATTAATTACAATACGATTAAATATATCAAAGCTAAGGGTATGATTTATCATATTGAAGTAGAGAACACAGATGACTACAGATTAATGTTTGTAGGTACTGTTGACATGAAAGGAACAAACTAATGCCTATGTATGAAATTGTTGTTGAGGTAACTAAAACAAAAAAGTATTACATAAAAGCAAAAGATGTAGAAGAGGCACAGAATAATTATTTAATGGATGGTCATTCTAGTCCTTTGTATGAAAAAGGTATAGACAGAACAATAGTTGATGTTAGTGAAGTACTACAAAAGAATGGAGAGTCATTTGATTAAACGTATTCATGTTAACCAACATAACATTCGACACAATGCCAAACATCCTGATGACATCAAAGATGTTATTACAGTTAAAACATACAAGCATAATTACTATGGCTCTGATGTTGTTTGCAATGGTGCTACAAGAATTGTCTATAGTCCTGACAAACCTTTATCCTGTGGTGCTAAAGTTTGGATAGAAGCATTAGGTGATGTTACTGTTATAGGAAAAGATAATCAGCCTGTTACGATTTGACTTAACAGGGGATTAGTTTATTATTATAAGTGACTCCGAAATCCTTTCGGGAGTTGTTTGTTAATTAAGCCGACAGGGGTGTTAGTCTATATCTGACACCCCTTTTTACTTAACACGTGTTAAGAAGGTTTAGAGAAACATTTGATGACGATTGAATGTTTCTTTTAACCGATTACACTAAGCTTGATGAGTTTTGAATTAGCTACCAAAATGATAGGTAAGTCTATGGTCACTGTCGGTACTCGTGCGTAAGCCATTTCGTATTCTTGGGTTCGTAGCCGAGTATAAACTCAAACGCAACGCAAAGTACCTTGGGGTAGATTGTACAGTCTGCCCCACGTAAATTAGTTTAGTGGCAGGTCTGCTGAAAAATTATATGCAGAAACCAAGATATAGCCAAAAGGACGCAAAGCCTCAGGAACCTGACTTGGACGCTAAACTACCAACAAGATTTTTTGAGGATGTTGACGTGAGTGGATTCATGACCACTAATGTACATATAACAGTTTGTCATTGTACACATCCTCAAAAAACTTTTTGAAGATAACACGTGTTAAGTAGAAAGGAGTAATCATGAATAATACTGAAGCATATCTAGAAAAATTTAATCCTAGATTGTGGTCATTGTTAAGATACCATCAAGGGGAGTATCGAACAGATTTTCAATTTCCTTTGATAAAAAAACATTTAGATAAAGATTTAAAGCACTTGCAATATAAGAAAAAAAAGTTATAAAGAAAGAGTATATTCACTCATATACTTTCTTTCTTTGTGGCTGAGAGGGGTGGTCAGAAATGACTGCCCCTTTTTTTGGCTCTGAAGAAATGAGAAAATAACTTAACACGTGTTAAGTAGAAAGGTAAAAATGTACATCACAAAGAAACATCAATTAGAATATATCAAACAGTTAGAGATACCTTCTAACACCCGAGTTAGAATGGATTGTCCTTTTTGTCTTAACAAAAATACATTCTATATAAACACAGAAGACTTTAAAATTAATTGGGGATGCTATCATGCATCTTGTAAGATTGGTGGTACTACTGAACGAGCATTATCTCCTGATGATGTTACCAAGTTCTTGGAACTATCGTCATCAAAAGGCTCGGCTGAACCGAAAGTAAAAGCTTGGACAATCCCAAAACATTTTACTAACATACAATCTAGTGAAAAATGTTTGTCTTATGTTAAGAAAAATAATTGTTACCCGGCATACCTTGAAGGGATAGCATCAATATACTTTGACCCCCGTAAAGATAGAGCAGTCTTTGTAGTTAAAGATGAGGGTGATGTAGTTTCTGCAGTAGGTAGAAGTCTTAATCCCCTTAACATGCCTAAGTGGTTCAACTACAATAAAAACATTATTCCTTTTACTTGTGGTAAAAGCGACACTGCAGTTATTGTAGAAGACTGTGCTTCTGCTTGTGCTATTAGTTCTATCTACACAGGAGTTGCCTTATTAGGAACAACTATGAAAGAAGAGTATGCAATTTACTTATCTAAAAACTTTAAGAAAGTAATTATAGCTTTAGATAGAGACGCAACGCAGAAGGCATTTGATTTATCAAAAGGCTTGAGGTATCTTATTGATACTGAAGTAAAAGTCTTAGAAGAAGACTTAAAATATTTAGACCCCACAAGGATAAAGGAGTTATTTAATGTCACTTGAGAATAGAATAATAAAGTTCTGTCTAAACCGTGACTTTTTTGAAGAGAATAGAAAAAGGATTAGTAAGAACAATTTTACTAATGGTTTAGCAGAGGTATACACTGTTATAGGAGATACCTATAAAAAACATAATAATATACAAAAGCTTTCTGTTGAAGAAGTTAAAGATGCATATTTTAATATTTACAAACCTGCATCCACTACTGCTCATCGACAGAAAATGGAAGCCATACTAGACAACATAGGTAATGATAACACAGAATATAATGCTGATATTGTTTCTGATACGTTAAAGAATTTACGTATGCTAGAACATGCTAAACAAGTTATAGAAGAAGCTAATGGTGTTTGGAATGGTAAAAGTAAATCATTATCTACTGTTAAAAAATTAGTGGAAGAATTTGATGAAGACGTAATAGAATCTGAAGATGGGCTAACTCCTGTTACTAAAGATATTGGTGAGATGTTAGATGCAGTATCAGTTACATCTAAATGGAAGTTTAATATAAAAACATTAGGTGATAGAATTGATGGCGTAGGTGAAGGTAATCTTATGGTTATATTCGCTAGACCTGAAACAGGTAAGACTGCATTTTGGGTTAGTCTAGTAGCCGGGTACGAAGGCTTTGCTCATCAAGGTGCTAAGGTTCATTGTTTTATTAATGAAGAACCCGCAGTTAGAACACAGATGAGAATGGTATCTGCATGGACTGATATGCATAAGCTTGATATACAAGACAGTATGAAAGAAGCAAAAGAAGAGTGGGCTAAGATTAGTGACAACATAGTTTGCCATGATTCTGTAGATTGGTCACTAGAATCTTTAGATAAGTATTGTGAAGATAATAAACCTGATATTGTTATTGTTGACCAACTAGATAAAATAAATGTAGAAGGAACTTTCTCTAGAGGTGATGAAAGATTACGAGCAATCTACTTAGGTGCAAGAGAAATAGCTAAGAGAAGAAATATAGCTTTGATTGGTGTCTCTCAGGCAAATGCAGAAGCTGAAGGCTCAGCAGTTTTGTCTTTTGATATGATGGAGAATAGTAGAACAGGAAAGGCAGCCGAAGCTGATTTAATTATTGGTATTGGTAAAGCCCAACAAGATGGTGATACACCAAACTTTTTGCGAAACTTAAATGTTATAAAGAATAAAATAAATGGATGGCATGGTATAGTTAATAGTATACTAGTGCCTGAGAAATCGAGGTATATAGAATGACAAAGATAACAGTATTTGATGTGGAAACAACAGAAGAAGGTTATAAAGGAAGCCCTACTCCTTACTATCCTGATAATAAATTAATAAGTTTAGGTATAGATAATGAGTATTTATTTTTTTGGCATCCTGACTTGCCTGATATTGATTTAAAAAAGAATAAAAAGATTGTCCAAGATATACTGAATAAAACAGATATTCTTGTAGGTCATAATATAAAATTTGATTTGTCATGGATATATTCTTGTGGATTTAAATATACTGGTATTATTTATGACACTATGATAGCTGAATATGTTTTACATCGAGGTGTTAAAACTAGAATATCTTTAGCAGAATGTTGTGTAAGAAGAGGATTAATACATAAAGCTACTTCAATTATTGATACATATAGAAGTCAGGGAATGACTTTTAAAGATATTATTCCTAAAGATATTGAGTTCTATGGTAGAAGAGATGTGGAGTGTACCCGACAGCTTTTTGATGCTCAGGTATCAGATTTAAATAAGAAACATAATTCTTCTTTATTAACTACAGTTAAAATGATGAACAAATTTACAAAAGTATTAACCAATATGGAGATGAATGGTATTTATATTGATAAGAGTACTTTATCTGAAGTTAGAGATGAATTTGAAAAAGAGCATAAACGATTACGAGTAAAGATAGATGATACTATTTGGGATATGATGGGAGATACCCACATAGAACCTAGTAGTGGTGAACAACTTTCTTGGCTAGTCTATGGATTAAAAGTTACTAATAAAAAGAAATGGGCTGAGGTTTTTAACATTGGTGTTAATAAACAAACTAATAAACCTAAGAGAAGACCTAGAATGTCCATAGCAGACTTTAATAAGTATGTTAAAATGTATACTAAGCCTGTTCATAAAACTCGTTCAGAAAGATGTTCTAGTTGTTATGGCAATGGTAAAGTTCAGAAAATGAAAGTTGATGGTAATCCCTATAAGAATTTAAGTAAGTGTGAGACTTGTGATGGTCAGGGTTTAATATATCATCAGTTAAAAGAATTAGCAGGATTTAAAGTTAACCTTAAAACTATTGTAGAAAACTTTTCTAGAGATTCTAAAGACACTGCTAGTAAGTTAGTAGGACTAGCTTGTAATACAGGATTTAAAACAGATAAAATAACTTTAATGACTATTTCTAAGTATAGTAAAAATGGAGTAATTGATTTTGTAGATTCTATTACAAAGTATAGTGCTATAGAAACTTACTTATCTACTTTTGTTGAAGGTATACAAAACTTTGTAGGTTGGAACTCTATATTACATCCTAGCTTTATGCAGACTGCTACTTCAACAGGAAGATTGTCTAGTAGAAATCCTAATTTCCAAAACCAACCACGTGCTAAAACTTTCCCTATTAGGAAAGTAATGAAATCAAGATTTAAGAATGGTAAGATTATGGAGGTAGACTTTGCACAGTTAGAATTTAGAACTGCAGTCTTTCTTGCTCAGGATAAACAAGGTATGGAAGATATAAAAAATGGAGTTGATGTTCATCAATTCACTGCTGATATCATAGGAGTATCTAGACAAGATGCTAAGGCTCATACTTTCAAACCTTTGTATGGAGGTTTTAGTGGTACAGATGATGAAAAGAAATATTACGCTGAATTTTTAACTAAATATAAACAGATTAAAGAGTGGCACGATAAGTTAGAGTATAGTGCGATTGCCACCAAACTAGTTACCTTACCAACAGGTAGGCAATATTCTTTTCCCGATGCGAAAAGGATGCCTTGGGGTAGTTCTAATTATTCCACCCAAATAAAAAACTATCCTGTTCAAGGTTTTGCTACTGCCGACATTGTTCCTTTAGCTTGTATTAATGCTTATGAGTTAATGAAACAAAAGAAGGTAAAAAGTCTATTAATTAATACTGTACATGACAGTATTGTTGTAGATGTCTATCCGGGTGAAGAAAATGTTATGTCAGATATCTTAGCTAAATCTACTACAGGGGTAAAAAACACAATGAAATCAATGTATAATATTGATTTTAATGTACCTCTAGATATAGAGATAAAAGTAGGCTCTGATTGGCTTGACATGACAGAAATAAAACTGTAACTTATCCACAACTATAAATAATAAGGAGTTATTATTAATGATGACTAATGAAATATCAGTAAAAGGAATGTCTGATGCTCAGATTATGGCAGCAATTGGACAGACTGTTGATACAAACAGACCCATGCTATCTCGATTACAAATTAACAGAGATGCAGAGGATGATGAAGGTAATAGATTACCAACAGGTCACTATCAAATCTATCATCCAGAACTAGAACAAAACATATATGGTGAGTCAGTAGAATTTAGACCTTTCTACACTGCTTATCAATATATGGCTTACAATCCTACTGAGAAAAAATATACTTCTCGTTCTGTTATCTTTAGGAATTGGAAAGAGGATATTATTGACACTTCAGGTGGCACACGATGTGGCAAACTTCCTGAAGCACAAAAAGCTAATCTTACCTCTGCTGAACTAGAACTTCAGAAGCAGATAAAATGCTATAAGATGACTTATGGTACAGTATCTTTTAAAGGTAAAAATGCTAAAGGCGAAGATGTAGATATCGAAAACTTCCCCTGTCCTTTGGAGAAACACAGGAACTAATTATAATATTGTTAATGAAGCATTTACAGGCTTAACTAATCTAGGTAAACCAATGTTTAAATATACTTTGACATTAGGCACAGAGAGAAGAAAAGCAGGTGCAATACGTTTCTTTGTTACTACTTATAAAATTAATAAAGATAAGGAATTAAGTTTTTCTACAGATGATGAAAAAACTTTAGAAAGTTTCTTAACTATAATTAATTCTGAGAATAAAAGTGTCAGTACTCAGCATAGTAGGTCTACTACTCAAGCAGAATCAGATGGTGATGATGCAAAAGTAATTGACCAACTTAACTAAGTAAGTGCATTTACTTTTAGTAAAAATACAAGAACTATTATCCCGCTCCACTACGGAGCGGGTTGAAATATCAGAAGATATCATTGAGCAGTTTGGAGAGGATTGTAAAACTGCATTTAGAAAACAATTCACAGAAGAAAGAAATAAAGAATTTTCTATACGAATGTCTAGTATTGGTAAACCTTTATGCCAGTTACAAATGGAGAAAAGTAAGTCTTCATCAGAGTCACCCCCTTATAATTTTAAAATGAGAGTTTTGTTTGGAGACTTAATTGAAGCGGCAGCAATAGGTATTATGAAAGCTGCAGGAATTAAAATTCAATCAGAACAGAAAGAAGTTCATAATGAATTATCAGGTGTTAAGATTAAAGGTACTTATGATGTTGAGATAGATAATAAAATCTATGATATTAAAAGTGCATCTCCTTGGGCGTATGATAATAAATTTGCAAAAGGATTTAATAATGTCAGAGAAGATGATAACTTTGGATATGTAGTTCAAGGTTCTCTATATTCTGATTCTTCGGGTAAACCTTTTGGTGGATGGATTGTAATAAATAAATCTACTGGTGAATGGCAAATAGTAGAAACACCTACTTATAATGAAGATTATAAAGTTAAAGCAATAAAAATTGCTGAAGAGAATATAGATGCTTTAGTAAATGATAAAGAGTTTGAAAGATGTTTTGAGGATACTCCTGAAACATTTAATAAAGTAACAACAGGCAACAGAGTGTTAAGCACAGTCTGTTCTTTTTGTTCTTATAAAAAAACTTGTTGGGGAGAAGAGTTACAATATCTTCCACAACAACAATCAAAAGCAAAATCACCTAGATGGTTTTGGTATACAAAATTAGTTAATCCAAAGGAGGATAAAAACGATGTCAAAAAGTAAAGATTTGGAAAAAAATGGTCCTGTTATTTATGTGACCCCTGTACCTGATAGGCAGGGTTCATTTATGTGCAGTATTAAAAAGAATAAAAATCCCTCTGAAGATGAGCAAACTTGTGAGATTATGGCAATGGGAATGATGAGAATGTGTTTAACAGACCCTGCATATGTTTATGATTTAGGTATAGAAGCTTTAGAAGAAGAGGAATCTGAGGTTACTTATAAAGAACCTGTATTAAAAGGTAATGGTAAACACAGTGATACCAACATTGTTGATATACTAGATTATATTAAATTTAAAAATGATAATGGGAAATTAAATTAATGAGTAAAGATAATTTTAATAACTCTAGTGATATTAAAACACTAAAGAAATTTGATTTAGATTTACAGTTTGGTCAAATGCGTGAAAAGAAACTTCACGATATGTTTTTTAAGAAAAAATTTGAGATAAAGTCTGAGAGAGATTGGTGGCAAAAGACAGGTAACATTGCAATTGAAATACAATGTTATGATAAGCCAAGTGGGATATCAGTTACCAAAGCTGATTATTGGATGCATATCTTAACTGATGGTGATGATGAATACTGTACTTTAGTATTTAAAGTAAGTACCGTTAAGAAACTTGTAAAAAAATATAAGAATAAAAATGTTTTTGGAGGAGACCATAGAAAATCTAAATTTGTTTTAGTACCATTAAAAGAATTATTTGTGTTGGAGAACATAAAGAATGGATAAAATAAATCCAAATTATTATAAGGCTAAGACCATAGAAACTATTGAAGCTATTAAATCACAGCTTACATCAGATGAGTTTCGAGGTTATTTAAAAGGTCAGATTTGGAAATATTTATCTCGTCACAGAGAAAAGAATGGTTTTGAAGATTTAAGAAAAGCAAAGTGGTATATGGATTACCTAATACAATTTGAGAAAGAAATGGGTGAAGGCAATTTAATTACTAATTAGGAGGCAGTATGAAAACATACATAATTAATAACGAAGAAATACAAACATTACTAAGATACTTATTTACTAGACCCTATGGGGAAGTAATAAGATTAATAGAGATACTTGGTAAACTGAGAGAGTTAGATGAAAAAGTCAATGCGGACTTTATCTCAAAAAAACAAGGTAAGTAGTAACCTTGCTACTATTGTAGTTAAATTAGATAAAAGTGGAGAAATAAAATTAAATTTAGATTATATTAAACCTTCTGATTTAATTAATGTGTTCAAAGAAAAATTTCCTGATTATGAAAACTCAGTATTATTATCTTCTATTATTTACGATACTATTTATATTTATGAGAATTTATATGACAGAATTAAAAACACTATAAATATGAATTAAACGTTTCTCATTTCCATACTTAATGCTCTTGACCTATTAGGGGTTTGTTTATACCATCTCGACCGCATCATTTCATTTGCTGCATCAGGGAAGTTACCATCTTTTAAATATCTAATCATATTTTTAAATTTAGAAACTCCTGCAAATCCCATTTGGAAAATCATTTCACATATAATACCTTTAGCTTTAGCAGGTAAATCAAGATTATTTTCAGCACAAAATTTCTCCATTAAGTTCCATGCCTTGTCAAAATCTTCATCAAATATTTTATCCCATCCTTCTTTATCTTTAGGAGGCTCTTCTCCGGGTAGCATTTTATGACCATAGCCCCCTGTTTTGAATCCAAGGGTATCTATATAAGTATCTAGTCTATATCCTTCATGTTGTTTAATTCTTTCTTTTAATGCATCTTTAATTATATCTGACATTATTTCTCCTATAACTTTAGTTAAATTATTTCTTTTTTGTAATAAGCCCCATAGCACCTTTAGCACCTTTAATACCAAAACTTGCTGAACAAGCTATGTATAAAAGATGTTTATAGTAATCAGGCAATGAGTGTAGGGCTTCAAACCCTGCTTTAATATGAGGTGTCCATCCGGGTATGAATACTAGTACCGCAGGAATTAATAAGGCTAGTAAAATTACCTCATCTTTCCACGACCCTTTCATTTGGTCAACAGCCGAAGCCTCCCAACCAATTTTCCCTGCTATTTGCTGTTCTTTAAGTGATTTCTGTGCTTTAATTTCCGTTAGTGCTAGGTCTGCTTTAGCTTTCTTAGTCGCTACAAACCCTTTAATTGTATCTCCCATTATAGTAGTAATAGGACCTAATAACATATTTAACATTATGCTTCTACTCCTCTTCTTCTTCTTTTATCTTCTTTTATCCACTGTTCTAGTGTCCAACATTGAATTTCTTGATAGTCAATGTCTTTATGTTTGAATTGATTACTAATACTTTCTTGTAATAGTTTTCCTTGTTGTTCTTTAAATAATAAACAAGTATTTTCATCTATAAAATCTACATAGATATATCTGTACATATTAGGATTATTTTCTCCTACAAAGAATACAATAAGTACTAAAACAAATTTCACTGATTACCTAACATTCTTTCTAGCATTTCTACTTCCTCTATAGCTTTTACACTTGAAGGTTTTTGCTTTAAAAATTTATCTAGACTTGTTTCTTTTAATGATTTTAATTTATTAATAATTTTATCATCTGCTTGTTTTTTTGTTAGCCCTTCACTAGCCATTATGTCATAGTAAGACTGAGGAATAAATTCTCCTCCTGAACTTAAAAATGTAGATACTGCCATAGCTACATATTTATCATCCACTTTTTCTGACTGTGTTTTATATCTACTATAGTGAAATAAAGCTTTTAAATTTCTAGCTTCATCCACACTAGTAGCTGTTAAAAATATTTTTTTATACCAATCTAATGCTTCTCTTGGGGGATAGGCTCTTAAATTTTTCTTTGCGTCTAAAAATATAGTTTTTTCTTCACCTTCTGTATTTAAAAAACTTATCATAGGTTTTCCTTGAGCAAGAGAATTATAATATAATTCTATAATACCATGTAATGAGTTAGGTGCTGCTGCTCTTAGGGGAATAAGAAAATCTTTAGGTGTTAACATTCCATCTGTTTGCATCTGTAACCTTGCTTTATTTGCTAGAACAAGCATCTCTTTTCCTATACCTCCAACATATTCAAATCCCGGAAAACTTATCAATTGGTCTGAGGCTAACCCCGGTGCTGCTGTTGTTATAGATATATTAACATCTGCTACTCCAGATACACCGCCAAATAAAGCCCAATCAGGAAATCCTTGGTCCATTAAAAATGTAGTCATATCTCTATTATTAGAACCAGTTACTGCATTATAACCTCTTATTAGTTGGTCAGCAGCACCTATACCTACAACCCCTAACAAACCACTATACATAATCATACTACCTATAAATCCTTGTAGTCCAGATACCTTACCTGTTTGTTTCGTTGTTTTTACATACTCTATCATTTGTGCTAAATAGTTATGTTGAAATGTTTTAAATAAACCTGCACTCTTACCTATATAACCTAGCCCTGTTTCAGGTCCATATAGAAGAGGTCTTACTTCTGCATCATATTCAACCATTGCGTTATTAGCTTGGTAAGCAGCATTTTTCATTGCAGACTTAGTATCATATCCTGCTTTTTTAAGATGGTTATAAAACATCAGACCTGCAATAGTACGAGAATACATTTCTATATGTGCAGCTATTTTTTTACCTGATAAAACTTCTATAACCCTACCTTTACCTATTTTCTTTTTACCTTTTTTAGATAATACATCTTTTGTAGATACTTGTATTTTTCCTAAAAAATCTACACTATTAAATTCATCTAGAAACTTTGCACTAGCTAATCCACCTTCTTCTGCAAAATATTTTATTACTTGCTTCGCTTCTTTGCTTGGTAAAAACATATCTCTATATGCTTGGAATAAAGAGTTCCAAGGATTTTCAGTTGTTATTCCTAAATCATTTAACCTTCTTAATCTAGGTATGACCATTTGATAAGGTTGTAAAAATGAAGCTGTTCCAAATCTTACGTTGTAAGCTAGTAGTTTAGATACTAAAGTAAATCTATTTACACCATCGAAAAATTTACCTGCTGATTCAAATGGGGTATAGTTTTCAATTAACTTATCTACATTTCTAGTAAATTTATTATTTTCTCTTCCAAATGCATTATTAATTACTGCCTTAGATAGAGCAACTGCATTAGGGTAAAGATTTTTAGCTTTACCTTGATGATTTAAAACAAAATTAACATCTCTATCAAATTTTATTTTTTCAATAGCTTGAGTAATACCATCAAAATACTGTATCTCTGCTCGATGAAATTCTTCTACATTTTTTACGTCTGATTTAAAAGGATTAGTACCTGCAAAACCTGTAATATACCTGTCTTTCTTTCTTTTCATAAAATGTTTAGGTAAATTTTTTAATAAAAATTCTCGATAAGCCGTATCTAATGCTGCAGTTGCTTTACTATCATTTTTTATATATCCAAAAACTTCAGAGAATTGGTCTATTGCTCTTCTGTCTGAAGGCATATCTCTTTTGTTAAAGTTATAATTTAAATCTGCGTCTTTCTCTTTTAATTTTTCTATTAATTGTTTAGCTTGTTTAGAACTTTCAACACCATAAGTTTGTATTGTAACATCACCTTTCTTAGTTTCTTTTTTAGCATACACTCTGTACTCTCCCGGAAAAGCGTGTACCATAAAGTTAGGTAAACTTTTAGGGATGTTAGTCTTAGCACCTGATTCTGTTAGGGTAGCTATCAAATCTTTATGTGCTAAATCATATGCATATCTTTTAGCAAGATAATGTTTCATTTGATTTTCGTTTAAGCCATATTCTTTTTCTACTAAATTTACTTTCGCATTACCTTTCTTATCAAAGAAATATTTCATTTTTGCTTTATCTTTTTTCTTTGCATTAATAAAATCAACGTAACGTTGTTCTATTTTTATCATTGCTTCCATGACACCATAAGCTTCTTTTGATGTTATATTTTTTAATGTGCCTTCGTAAGAATTAGGGTCTGCTTTAATTTTTGTAGATTTCATTCCCGGAACAAAACTAAATCTACTTGCAACATCACCTTCATATTTGTATTTGACATCATTTACTTTGTCCGATTTTATTAAATCATTAAATCGTAAACTACCATTCAATTTTGACAAAGATACTCTATCTGCTATGTATTTAGGAAGTGGATGATTCTTCATAAACTTAGGAGGTAATAAATATTTACCTGCTATGGAAGATATAGTTCCATCATCTATATCTTTATATTTCTTTTTTGTTTTTAAATTTTTACCATCTTTTACTGTATAAAATAAATCTTTAAATACTTCTACAGCATTTCTAATATCCATTTTTTCTGCTGTTATAGCATCAAAATAAGGTTTAGTTATTTTATTTTTCTTAATTTCTCTTTCTAATAAAGTATTATACTTATCAATACTTTTTTGAATATCATCAATACCTTTTTGGCTGATACTTTTTTCACCTTTTTCTAATGCTTTCTCAGCTATAGATTTTTGTTGAGTTAATGTGTCTACTTTGTCTAAATAGTCCATCATCTTAGCTTGTTCTTTTTCTTCTTGGACTTTAAACTTTTCAGAAGTCTCTATATATTCTTTATTATATCTATTTTCTAAAACACCTTTTCTAAATTCATAAGTATCTTTAAAATCTCTATTTATTTCTTTTAATGTCCTACCTTCCAGTCTTCCAAAACCACCTAGTAATCCAAAGGTCACCGCACCCGATACTCTATCATCAAACGAACCTTCTGTTGATGCAAAACCTAAAGTTCCTAAAGTTGTAATTCTAGCATTTACATTTAATCCTTCTGTACCTTTTAAAGCATTACCAAGGATTAAACCTTTTATACCTGCAATAGAAGCATCACCAAAACCTTGGTCAGAGGTAGCTAATACATCAGTTGCAGCCAATCCCATAGATGTAGGATTAACTAAATTAAAGTATTTATCATTTAATTTTTTAAGTTTTGTGGGAGTTATTTTAGAAAGGGGTTTTGCTAAAACACCTGCTGCTCTAGTTGCGGGAATGTACTGAGCCACTGTCACGGGGGTTGCCCCAACGCCTTGATATATTTTATCAATAAGTCTATCATCTGTTATTCCTTTAGGAGCAACATCATAAGCTATAGTCTTTAAATATTTCTCTGCCTGTTCCATTAAATTTAATTGGTCAGTTCTGTCGTCAGACATAAGAAGTTCTTCAGGACTTTTACTAGTCTGTCCTGTCATAAAGTTTTTAAATCTGTTTACGCCACCGGGGATATTAGATAAGATATTATATAAGTTTGATGATGATTGTAGATAACCATATTTTAAACTTCTAATAGGTTTGAGTAAGCCTTCATCAGTGAAGGCATTAGATGAAAGAATATCATCTACTTCAGGAGTAAATACTTTTAAGTATTCTTGAGTTGGTACATTAGCAGTACCATTAGATAAGTCATATTGTTGAGGGTTACCTTTATTATAAGATTCAATTGCCTCAAGTGCGTCTTTTCTAGTTATACCAATAGAATCTGTAACAACTTCTTTTTGTTGTGAGTCTAGTAATTCTAAAGCTGTATTTCTATCAAGACTGCTATCTTTTATTTCTGTAATAGGAGTTTTTACTGCTTTAGCAGATTCTAAAGCTTTTAAAGCTTGTGTTCTATCCATTTTTAACTATTTGACTGGAAGTATTCTTCTATTTCTTTTAACACTTCAGCTTCTTTTTCAGAACCTTCTTCTGTTTCTAAGAGTCTAGACTGTAACATAGCTACATAATTATTAGCTTGTGTTTCTGCGTTACCTGCAGAAGGTGTTAGTAGTGGTCCTATCAAATTATTATATATATTCTGAAAATTATTTATTTGATTTGCTAAGTTTTCTTCATCACTTAAATCTTGGTCTGTTTTAAAATTAGATATGATAGCTTCATTTTGCATATAGCCTTTAAATAATTCAACTAACATATTATTCCTAACATCTTTTTCACCAATAGCATCATTATACAATGACATTTCTTGAGGTTGTATAGCATAAGTACCTGCTGCATCTGCTATTTCATTATTCATTAATTCTTCTGTTGTTGCAGGTCTATTTAAATTCTTCATTGTATATGCATTAATAACAGTAGCACGTAATAGTAAATCGTTTTTTCTATCACTAGGAGTACCACCTAATACTCCCGGAGCATATTGCATAGAGTTTACAGGAACTTTTAATTGTTGCTCTAAAACATCGGTAGGACTAGCACCTGCTAATGCAGGATTACCTTCTTTTAAAAGTAAATCAGATGTTCTAGTACCTAACTTATGCTTAGTTCCTACATCTGTAATATAATTATTAATACTATCTACACCACCTTCATACATTTTAGATATTCTTTCTTGACCTGAGATGGTATCACCTGCAATATAGTCTTGAGGAATCATACTAGCATTATCCATAATAGCTTTTGTAGCTTCATCGGTAGACAAAGAAGTATCTATATCTCCCCTATCAAAGAAATAATTAAACGCTGTTTGACCACCATCAAATTTAGAAACTTTCTTATAAATATCAGAATATTTTTTAGTATTATCATTTAGTAAACTAAATTTTTCTTGCACAGAGGGTCTTAAATTATCAAGAATTTCTCCTCTTTCTTCTACTACTCTATTCATTTGATTTATTCCTGCTTTTAATCCACCTGTTGCAAAACTAGTTAAAAAATTAGCCATTATTCTATCTCCTCTTCTTTAGACATTAAACCTATAGGCATAGGTTCTTTTTCTTCTGTATCTTCTTTCTCTGATAACTCTTCTTCTATATCTTCCATAGATTTACTAACTTCATTTCTGACTATCATTTCATCACCTACGTTAGTTTTCTTTTTACGTTTCATAGATATATACATTTCTTTTAATCCTAGTCTTGAACCAATAGCTGCAATTAATTTCATTAAGGGTTCTCCAATAAGTATTGCCAAATCAACTGACCACTTACCTTCTGTAAATCCTGCAAACAATACAACCCTAGCTATAGCTTCTACAGGTACACCTGCTTTTAACATGCTTACTAAATTTTGTGCATTTTCTTCTTCTGTAAATCTTTCTGTTAAGTACATCATAGCGTCTTCTACTCTAGTAACATTAGGAGAATGTTCCCAAGGATAGTTACCGGGAGTGTCAGTTAAAGATTGCCCCGGAATAGGTGCATCAAAATTATTATACTTAGACATTATTGATACCTCGCAAATCTTCTCATAATCTCAGTCCACTCTGCTAAAAAGTTTTCGTAGTCGGCTACTTCAGGGGTTTTAGTTTCCTTTGGGGCATCTAATGCATAAGTAGGCATTTCATCCGTTCCTAAAGATTGAGGTTTAGTTAGAAGACTAGGTTGGTCTGACCCTCCACCTGCCATTCTGTTTTTGAGCATTGTGGTTGCTCCTGTTTTTACCATACTTCCTATATCTCCACCAAATATGGTGGCTACACTTGAGCCTATACTACCTAAAAAATCTAACATTAATTCCTCCTACATTTTTCCTGCAATAACAGAAACAGCAAACTCACCCATCAATTCATATAATCTTGATTTTTGAGAATCATCATTTAAATCAAATGCGGCTTGTCTTTCTAGAGCAGCAACTGCTAAGTTATGCTGTCTATTTAAAGCATTTTCAGAAGAAGTATTAGCCCAAGAAGCTTCATCTCTCCATTGTTGCCATAAAGCTGACATAGCATAATTAGATATACCTAATAAGTTTGCTGCGTTAGCTTGATTTGATGCGTTAATTGCTGCTGTATTTGCAGTGTTTATTTGTCTTCTCCATGTCACATTTGATTGGTCAATGACACGTTGATTTTCTACATTAAATTTATCTCTTGCATCTTGTAATGTAGAGTTAAATTGATTTATTTGTGTTTCTCTTTCTGCGTTGGCTTTATCTACTTCAGCTTTATTTTGTGCATTTAAAGCAGAAATTCTGTTTTGTTCTGACGTATTAAACTGTGCCATACTATTATAAGCATTAGAATTATATTGTTTAATTTGAGACTGTAAGTTATCAAAGAATTGGTCAGTTTGTTGTTGGCTTTCAGCATTAAATTGAGATGCAGCATTTTGAGCAGCTTGGTCAGATAATAAACTTTGTTGTCTGTACTGAGAATTTTGTAAATTAGCCTGTTGATTATTAGACAAGTTTGCCATATCCATTTGAAAATACTGTTGAGCATTTAAAACAGCCGCTTGTTGTCTATTATTCAAATTTTGAAATACTACTTGGGAATACGTTTGAGCATCTTGTTGAGCAATAGGAATAGATGCATCGAGAACGCCTCTTGCAATAGCTTCAGCAGCAATACTAGAAGAACTTAAACCTCTCTTTGCCATAGCAGCATCAGCTACTCTTTGAGCAGCACTAGCAAATACAGGTAAAGGTTGTCCTGCTTGTTGTGCTTGAACAACATCATTTGATATATTTTCTAACTGCCCTAGAACAGTAGCCTCTTTAGGTATATCTGCAATATTCATTGTAGCTGCAATAGCAGGTTGTGTAACACTTCCTGTAGCGGCAGTCATTTGTTGTGCAGGTTGTCCTAAAGTTGCATTATAAGTTTGATAAGTTTTTGAAAAGTCTGTAGGGGCAACTTGAGCAGCAGTTGTAGGAGTAGCTGCAGTTACAGTGGGGGCTGTTGTAGTAGTAGCTTGTGCAATAGGTGCAGTTGTTGTTACTCCGGGAGTTGTCTGCATTTCTGCTGTCTGTGCTTGTTGTAGCTGAGGAGTAATAGAAGTACCACTAGGTAATGTAGGCTGAACCATTTGAGCAGCAGTCGTTGCTTGTGTTAAAGCAGACGTATCTGTTCTGGTTGTAGGTAAAGCTTGTTGTATAGCACTTACTTGCTGTTCTCGTGTAGTTCCTGTTGCTTTAGGTTCTGGTTGTGTAGTATCCATAAAAGATTTGTATGAACCTTCATCTGCAAATAATTGCTTTTGTTGTTCTGATAAATCTTCATAAGGTTTATATGCCATTAATTTTTACTCCCTTTAATCATATATGCTTCCATCCACATAATTTTTTCTTTTATTACTGCTATGTCTTGCTGTATTTGTGATACAGTATCTGCTTTACGTTCTACTGCGTCTAATCTTTCTGAAAACATACCCCATGTCATACCAATGGTTACCAATAGTACTAGATAGGGTAGTATTGTTTTCATATCTAATTTCATCCGTTTGATGCCTTCATTTGTGCTACACGCTCTTCCTGCTTTTCCCATGTCTTAGCAAGTTCTTTATCTTTAGCATAATCATGTTTATCTTTATTAAAGGCAACCACTTCATCAACAGTCATGTTCATACGTTTCTGTCTCTCTTGAAAGTTTCTTTCTGCCCACTGCTCTAATCTATCTAATAGAAATTTATTGTGTGTTACAATTTCTTTATATTCTTTCTTTAAGATTTTATTTTCTTTTCTAAGTTCTTCTACTCTATCTTCTAATTTTTTTAAAGACATATGTTCTCCTATTTACTTTTTGCTGACATTCCAGATAAAGGATTGTTCAAAGCTTTGTTTAATTCTAGACTAAGATTATCTTCAATAATTTTAATCTCATCAAATATCTCTCTTGTGTCGGCTTTCTGTCTATCTTCAACATCATTTACAATCTCAGTTATATGTCTGATATCTGAACTTTGCTGCCTTAAATCTGCCTTCATATCTGAACGCATATCACGGGCTACATCAGATATTATGGTTATTTCTTGAAGTATCATATCTACTTCTGATTTTAGTACTGCCATACCCTCATCATATTGTGATAAATCAGGAGCAGTGTATTCTAATATTTTACCTTTCATATCTTGATAATCTTTCCAAAATTCAAAAACTGCCCAAGCACCACTACCTAATGCACCTAATAGAGTAAGTATAGCGAAGGCTTTACCTCCACTTACCTTTAAACCTGAATACTCAATACTGGGCATTAATCATATCCTCCATGCTTACATCTTGTGCTAATTGAAATAAAAGTCCATATTGGTCTTCTATTGTTTTATTTAAATACTCATTAACATTAGTATCTACTATTGTTGATTGTGTATCAAAAAATGTTTTAGTGTTTCCTAAAATTTGCATTACAATTAAAGTTTTCATTTGTGCTGCATCATCATATCTTTCTTTATCATTAATTTTTTTAACTATCTTTGTTGCAGCTTTTTCTTTTGCAGAAGGTTCTTTTACTGATTTTTGTTCAGGTTCTTCTTGAGACTCTTTAACTTCTTTCTGCTCGGAACTATCGTTATCTTCCACAACAGGTTTTTCATCTGTTTCATTGTTAACTTCTGTTGTATCTTTTTCTGTAGGTTTCTCATTAACAGTTTCCTCTACATCATCAACTTCAATACTTTCTTCCATTTTCATTTCTAGTTCAATTTCAATTTCTGCTTGTATCTCAACTTCAACTATCTCTGGCTCAGGAATATCTATTTCAAAATCTTGCATTTCTAATTCGACTGTTTCATATGTAATTTCTTCTTGAGGTTGTTCAGTAGGGGAAAAATTCATATCTCCTGAATCTTCTACTGCTA